TCAGGTAGCGGGGTGCTCACTTGCTACGGAGTCCGCCGCGTCTACATCCGACATGTCCTCCTCGATCGGGGCCTCGTCATCCGGGGGTAGCGGGATATCGTCCTCATCGCGCCTCGGGTCATGTCCCGTCTCATTATCGGTGTTACGAGTAACCGCTTGCTGGGAAATGTTGCCTGGGGCTTTCTCGTTGATTTCCATGCTGGCTCTCCGTGTATCGCTCGGGATATCCGTGCTTAAGATTGAGAGGAAGCAACGGATGGAGAGTGCCGGATGTTAGACGAATGGTGGTTCGTCTTTGAAAGGTATGAATGCGACAAACAGCATTTGTTTGATTATCAGCACACCCAAACCCAAGAAACGCAAAAGCCCCGCTTTCGCGAGGCTTTTGTGTAAATCTTGGCGGGAAACCAGGGATTCGAACCCTGGAGACGCTATTAACGTCCGCCGGTTTTCAAGACTGCCGAGTTAGCTACAAAAATCAATAGCTTAGCCATTTATCGTTTCCGCAACTTAGAGTTTTTAACCAGCCTACAGCCAGCATATATCAAGGGGCGTGCACTGGGTTGCGGAAATGATTTACCCCTCCTCCGGCGTCCTGCCGAACGATCTCCCAACTCCATAATTTGCCTGCTACGCTGTTCGCTCCACGGAGGAACTACGATGCCGAACTCAGACCTAATCCCTTCCCTGCTTTCCAAACTCTACGAAAACCAACTTGCCCTCGAAGCGTCCATCCTGGAGCTGTCAAATTGGGTTGAGCAACGTGGCTCCGCCGAGGTGGCAGACAACGTGCGAGGCGCCCTTTTCACAATCGGCCACAATGAAGAATTCATCAAAATGTCTCTGGCTGTCCTTATGACGGAGGAATGAGCGTTACTTGCAGGCCACCGTCCAGAGCTGATCCAGCTTAGTGGTATAGCTCTGGCTCATCATCTCTCGACGCATACCCCAGTCAGGGTTTGTAGGTACGCTGGCAGATCGAAGCGTTCCCCTTCCCCAACGTTCATTGATCTGATCAAGAACCGTCATGACCTGGGTTGCCTCGGTCGGCTGCGATATTGCAAAAAGATCATCGGTGTATTCGCCTGGCTGGCACAGGTTGAGCAGCATTACCTCGGCCTTGCTGTATTTGAAACCCGGCCGGAAGATCCGATCGAGCGCGTCTACCGCCGCCTTCGTGAGCAGGCGCACGTCATCGGTAGGGTATGGCATATCTACCATCACCCCGTTGGCGTACTTGGCTCCCTCCGGGTTGAACATGCCTGTGCGGATGCAGACGCGGACCTTTTTGCAAAGCGAGTTCTGCGCACGCAGCTTTTCCGAGGCTCGCATCATGTAGGTGGCCACCGCCTCCTTGATCGGCGGCAGCTCAGTCAGCCGCTTGCCGAACATCCGACTGCAGCAGATTTCCTGCTTCGGCGGGTCGGGCTCGTCCAGCTCCAAGCACGACGTGCCGGCCAGTTCACGCGCCGTTTTCTCGATCACTACGCTGAATTTCTTACGGAGCGTCCAAGGATCTGCTTTGGCCAGGTCCATCGCTGACTTTATACCCATGGCGTCGAGGTGGAGTTTCATTTTGCGGCCCACGCCCCACACTTCGCAGACGTCAGTATTACGCAGGACCCAATCGCGCTTGACCGGATCGGTGATGTTCACTACACCACCGGTTTGAGCTTGCAATCGCTTTGCCGTGTGGTTGGCCAGCTTGGCCAAGGTCTTGGTGCTTGCTATTCCAACCCCCACTGGAATGCCAGTGCAGCGCAGCACCCGCTCCCTGATTTGACGACCCAAAGCATCCAGCCCAGGAATACCCGATAGGTCAGCAAACGCCTCATCGATACTGTAAATTTCAACGGCAGGAACCATCGATTCGATCAGAGTCATCACTCGCTCGCTCATGTCGCCATAGAGCGCGTAGTTAGACGAGAAGGGAATGATGCCGTGTTGCTTCAGCTTGTGTTTGATTAGAAAATACGGCTCGCCCATCTTGATAAACGGCTTGGCGTCGTAGCTGCGGGCAATGACGCAGCCATCGTTATTGCTCAGTACGACGATAGGCACCTTTGCCAGATCTGGACGAAAGACCCGTTCGCAGCTCGCATAGAAACTGTTGCAGTCAATCAGCGCGAAGACCGGCGTGTTAGACATGACTGCGCACCGTGCTGGTGATCACGCCCCAGATCGATAGCTCATCCCCCTCCAGGACATACCGCGCTGGGTATTTCGGATTCTCCGACAGAAGAATCACCTCTTTCCCACGTTTGCACAGTCGCTTGCAGACGGGATCATTGTTCAAAAGAGCTACAACGACGTGTCCGTGGGCCGGCTCAATTGACCGATCCACAACAGCCAGGTCTCCCTCAAAAATTCCCGCCCCTTGCATACTTTCACCAGTAATCGCGATGAGATAGACATGCGGCGCCCTGATATTTAGGACCTCATCCAATGAGATGTGCTGCTCGATGTGATCGGCTGCCGGTGATGGGAACCCAGCAGGTACACGAAACGAGCAGAAAGGCAGCTTCGTGCCGCCTTCGGATATAGGACCTAAAATGGTAAAGCTCATGATGCAGCCTTCTACACATACTGTACGAATGTACAGTTAACTTTGCAGCCGGCTTGCGGTCAATTTTTCTGTAGGGGATTTCGACAGACGGAGAGGTGCCTATGTGCGGAAGGCTTTCGCAGTACCGGGGAATCCACGACTTCGTTGCAGCGCTGAGCATGCCCAATGCTCTGGCGAACTCTGTGGGCGATCAGCCGATTGAGCGGTACAACGTGGCGCCATCAACTACGGTTGCATTACTGCACCTGCAGGGAGACCTGCTACACGCCGATCCAGTTCGCTGGGGTTGGCGACCACACTGGGCAAAAGACCGTGCAGCGCCGATCAATGCTCGCGTGGAGAAAGTCGCCCACGGCCCGTTCTTCCGGGCGATCTGGCCGCACCGGGCGATCACGCCTATCGACAACTGGTTTGAGTGGGTGGATGAGGGCGGGCCCAAGAAACAGCCCTACCTCATCCGCCGGAGAGATGGTGCACCGATACTCTGCGCTGCCATTGGCCAACTGCCGGACGCTGATGAAGGCCCGGGCGAGCATGATGGCTTCGTTATCATCACCGCCGATAGCGCCGGGGGCATGGTGGACATTCACGACCGGCGGCCTGTGGCGCTGACGCCAGACCTGGCACGGGAATGGTTGGACCCGGCCACGCCCAAGGAGCGAGCCGAACAGATGGTTCTACACCAGGGCGAACCGTCCGAGGTGTTCGAGTGGTTCAAGGTCGACACGGCCGTGGGCAACGTACGGAACAAAGGGCCAAGGCTGGTAGAGCCACTAAATTGACACCACGCAAAATATCAACCATTCTTCGACTCAATACAATCAACGTCAAATTGGAGTACGCATGGCTAACATTCGTTTGTACGGCGTTAATGCTTCAGGCAATGCTGGAGATGGTATAAAAATTGCCGGAAATGCTGACGTATTGATTGATGGGCTAATAGCAAACAATAACGGTGGATCTGGCTTAAATATTATCTCAAAGGATAATCTATATCAAAAGCTTGGAATTCCAAATGATATAGACCCTGACATTCTTTCGAAAATTCTTGTTGAAATCTCCAAAAACCCCGCAGCTGAAACCGCTAAAAAGGTTGTCGAGTCCAGTGATCTTTATGCCTATATACTTCAAGCTGGGCTTGATATTACAACATTTACCGCAAATCTTGTAGCAATTGCTACAGGTGTTGACTTGAACGCAGTTCTTGCGTCTCTAAGATTCTAACCTCACCTGGCCTGTATGCTCTTTATATAGCTTTGGCACGCCCTCAATGCGATCAGTCCTTGGTCCCCATCATCGGTGATGGCGATAATTCGTTGAGCATGCGCTGGGTCAAGTTGGACTCGACGGGCTGCATGAACCACGCCGGCGGCGCCGGGGGCGGCAGGCACATTGCAGCTACTGGCTGTGTCCGTGGCGTCGAGAAGGACTGACAGCCGGACATCAGCAGTGGCAAGGCGATCGCGCAGAGCAGCTTGGTTACGTTGGGCATTGGATAGTTCCTGAGCGTGTTGTTGGTCCTGCACCGCAATCTTCTGCTCGGTGGCCAGACGTTTGTCCTGCTCGGCCTTCTGCTGCCGCCAGGCCTCGTTGGTGATGGCGTCGATCTGTCCCCGATGCGCGGCGTTCTGCGCGGACAGCTGTTCAGACAGTTGCTTGCCCAGGCGCCAGTCCTGAATCTGCCATGCGCCGGCGGCGGCACTGGCCATCAGGACCAAAATCAGCACGACCAGGCCGGCCAACTTCTGCACCGGCGTCACGCCAGCACCTTAAGCGCTTTGTCGTAGAGCTCCTGGCGGTCGGCCTGTCCGGTGAGTCCGCCATTGATGCGCCGGGTGATCTTCTCGAACTGCCCCTGATCCGCCAGCGTGTTCAGCTCCTTGGTCGACCAGAACCAAGCCGCTGACATGGCGGCGTGCTGGGGCAACTCAAGCAGTTCAGGCTTGTTGATAAGGTCAAGGCCCAGGGCCTCGCCGCACGCGTCATAATTGGCGCGCCCGGTGACCTGGATCAGGCCACGACCGCGGTACTTGGAACCGTCCCCCTTCACGGTGTTGCCCAGATCGGCACGACCTTCGTACCCGGCCTGCTGCTTCGTTGGCCCCCAAATCTCACGCACATATCGCAACTGCCCCGACTCGTGCCCGACCTGGGCGATGAATGCGGCGATGCGCAGCGGGGTCACGATCGCGTGCCGGCCCATGGCTGCATTCAGCACAGGAGCAAAAACGCCAGCATTGCGGCCGGCGTTTGGGAGTATCTGCAGCAACTGCTGCTCGGTGATCGGCATGGCTTTCTCCAGAGGAAAAAAAACCGCACAAGGCGGCTGGTGGTCGGCTTCAGCAGTTACGCAGGAACATCAGGCCATTCGATCGTTTGAGGGTAATCCGCTTGGTCGGGAACGCGGCTGAGCGCCACGCGGTACTTCTTCCACGCCTTCAGTGCGGCCAGGTCGGCATCGGTCGCTTCGTCGACATCGACCGCGTCCTGAAGTGGTGCGATCGCGTAGTCGGCGGCTGCGCGCAAGCGATTGATTTCGGTCTGCGCCTCTGCCAAGGGGTCAGCAACCGGCGGCGGAACGACAATTGCCTCCAAGTCCGGCACCAGGATATGCAGCGTGATCATTGTTTTCAGGTCATACGGCTGGCCGTCCATCGTGACGGTTACGGTCAACAGCCCGTCGGAGAACGACGTATCAACGAGTGCCTGGTTTTCCGAAGGGTGCAGCGAGAAGCCCCAGCCCTGGTCCAAAGGTGGAAACGGAACCATGCCAAGCGCACCGGTCACGCAGTACACACCCACGTCCTTACGGTAACTGCCCACGTCGATCCCGCCAAGCGAGGTCAGGTCGTACATCGCGCCAGTAGCGCCCACGATATTGATTGCTGCTCTTGCCATGATTAAATCGCCTTGAGGGTGCCGTCTTGGGCACGGGTGGTGTTTCCGTCGTGGTAAATCTTGCGCCATGGATCGCCCGCACCACTCGCGGCGACGGTCCGGAACATCAAGTTCATGCTGTTTCCCGTAACCACTTGTGCAACGAGATCCATAGCGCAGTTTTGGAAAGGGTACTGAGCGCGAATGCCCGCCCAGTAAGCGCCACCTGCTGGCACCAGCGTTGTGCTGTCCCCGTAGTTAATGAAGTGACTGCCTTGCTCGATAAATGCGGAATTACCCACCATGGGCGTTGGTGAGCTCACGTCCTGGATGTTCCCCGCAGCACTGCCAACTGCTTTGAGCGCGGCCGCCCCCAGCCCAAGATTTGCGCGCGCGGCAGGGGCCGAGGTTGCTCCGGTGCCACCATTTGCAACAGGGACAGTGGTCATGCTCGCCACCGGGCCAAGCCCAGAAAGCGTGGCCCCCCACTGCTGAACCATCAGATTGACCGCATCAGCCAAAGCTTTTGGATAGCCGTTAACTGGAACGATCCCGTAGGCAGCGCCTGCTGATGTGGCCCCCCGGTACGCCGGCGAGATCGACACAGAGGTATCGCTCGACGGGTTGATTACCTGATAGATGCCGTTGTCTGGACCGACAAACATGTCGCCAGACCGGCAATTAGAAAACTTCGTACCGACGCCAGTTACAACGGCATTTCCGTTAGTGACTGTTACAGTCCCTTCTGAGAACCAAGAAGCCATATTTTTCTCCATGCGTAAAAAGACCGCTCAATTGGCGGAATGTTACTCTTGACTAACGTTGAATAACTTAATGAAGATCAGCACCATTTTCAGCCCAAGAACCTTGAAACAGAAATAGTGCCGAATACAGCGGGTAGTAAGAAGTATATTGGGTTGGATACAGTAGTAACACTAAATCTTAAAAGTGAGGCCGTGAAATCATACCTTAGCCCGGTCCCCCGCGATTCATTGTTCCCACCCATCATTGGCATTCTGGCATTGTTTACCATCAAATAGTCACCAATCTCATAACTCATCGGAACAGAATACCAATTAGTCGGCAATCCCTGAGCGCTATAAGTTGTATGTGTGTAGGTCCAGTTTTGTACGGCTCTGGTAAACACAGCTGCCTGGGTTCCGGAATCAAAAATTTGCTTGCCTGTTGCATCCCACATCCTCAAGCCATAGGACGCGCTGGGGACAGAGGAAAATGCGCCGATGAATATAGATCCAGAATGTGCCTGTCCTGATGTTATGGAGCAACCAGTCCAAGCACCAGCAGCCCCTTCTAGCAACACTCCAAGCTGGATGAGTGACCCATTGTTCTGCGGACGCACAAAAACAAGTGGCGGCTCTTGCGTGGTAACAACAGATGAAAATACGACAGAGGCACTAGTTGTATAAGAGCCCTTGTGAAATACACATAGCCTCGCATACTCTGAGTCTAGGGATATCGCACCCGTATCATTTAATACTTGCAGTCCGTAACTCATCAACCAAACCTTGCGACTATCAGTCGCATTGTTGCGCTTGAGAAAGAATCGGAAGGGCTACCTTTTAAGAAGTTTCTTGTATAAACCACATCCTGTGCCATCTCACACTCCAACTGCCTATTTGAAGTAACTTGCGACGTATCGTTATTAATCGGCAAAAAAAAGCAAATAGAGTTATTGGCATTACATCCTGGAACCGAAAATGTCCTAGTCCCACCCGGCCCCGACGCATATGAAACCAAGACGGATAAAACGATCCTGTAAGTCGATATACTGGTATCAAATTCCAAAGTTCTATTAGATGACCACATCCTTAGACCGAAACTCATTAGGAAAGCCTCCCCGCCATAAGCCTGAGTACCTCATTCAAATCGAACACCGCGAGACCATCGTTGTTAAGGACGGAAGACCCGCCCACTCCAGGACTGCGAACAGTGAACGTACCTGCTGGTATGTTGATTTCCAGCAATGGCCGGCCCTTCGAATCAACCGTAGGCGACCGCAGAGTCATGCCCAAGATGATCTCCTGAACAAACGCCTTGCTGATGATTGCCGTATTGAAAACAGCCTGGCCATTCTCAATGACAAACATCGGAATTACCTTTCCGTCGATTTCATTAACCACAGCCATACGCTGGGCCATGATCAGGAACTCGGACTGCTCGCCGTTCGAACCAAACGCAAACCCCGTGGCGACCTTTCGGCCATCCACTACTGTTTGAGCTTTCATGGTGACTTGAGACAACACCTTCCCGTTGAGCTGAACCACGGTTTCACTGACCGTTTGGACAGAGGCACTTGTCTGTCCAATGCTGGATTGCAGCGTTTCCGATACCTTGGCCTGGGCCTCGATTTCAGATGCGCGCACCTTCTTCTCCGTGCTGATGGCTGCGGTGGACTCCCATGCCTTGATCGCCCCTGCCAGATCACCAGAGCCATCGTCCCCACGAACCGAAGCCCGCAGCGCCTCGTTGCTCGATGCCTGGGATGTGATCTTCCCGTCAAGGTTGGTGACTTTCGTGTCGAGGCTGGTGAGCGCCTGGGCAGTGCCGTTAGCCTTTTGATCGACCGCAGACAGATCGCTATTCAGTTTGGTGATCTGCGCCGCAGACGTCTCGCGGTTCGATGCAACAACCTGCTCCAGTACAGTCAGCGACGACTTGTTGTCGCCTACCTGGGCCCCTAGGGTGAGCAGCTGCTGAGCCATCGCATCGTTTTCGCTGGCTCGGGTTTTACGCTCTACTGCAAGATCAGCCGTAGACGTCCATCCTTTGATTGCGTCGGCCAAATCGCCGGCGCCGTCATCACCACGGGCAGCTGAGCGCAACGCCTCAACTGAGGTGGCGGTGGCCAACACCTTGCCGTCGATTTCCTCGATCTTGGTTTCGATGATCTGGACCTGGGATACCAGTGCATCAGTCGTTTCAAGAATGGTGCCGATATCGATCCAGTACGTAACGTCGGGAGGCGTTGCGCCCACAGGCACAGGGCCTTTCGCTTGGTAGAGTCGCTGATCAAGCCGCACGATGTCGCCCTTCAGATAGGGCTTTGCCGGGTCGTAAGCGAGAGCATCGCTTACCTGCTTGATCAGATCCTCCAGCTCCTGCTTGGCTTCCTCGAGGCGCTCATTTACTGAGCCTGGGCCGTCGCCGGTGATCAGCTCTATCTCCTCGCGCAGGCTCTGGTACAGGGCGCCCTTGCCGATCTTCTCGGCGTAGTACGCCTCATAGTCGCTCTGCTTGCTGCTGGCCTGACCGTTGACGGCGCCTGGCAAAGGGAAGAACGGGCCGACGTTTCCAGTCCGGTCAACCAGGCGCGCCCAGAAGAACAGACTCGCCCCGGCCAACAGGCTGTGCATCTCATGCGAGGCCTGCGGGTAGCTGAAGTCGCTCAGCTTTACCGCCGTCGTCAAGTCGGGCGACTCGCTGTACCAGAGTTCCGTCCGTTGGGTGTCCTCCGCACCTGGTGGGAATCCCCACTGGATGCCGATGCCATAGATCAGGCTGGTGGTGGTCAGGAACGACACCGCCGGCGGCAGGCCTGTCTTGCCTTCCAGGTTGGTCAGGCTGGAGTTTTTCCAAATCGACGAGATTTCAAACGCGCTCACGGCGCGCACTCGGGCCAGGTAGGCGCCCGAGTAGATGCCGGTGACATCAACGCTCGTCGAGCCGGTACGCTGCACCTTGATCCAGTTGCCGCTGTCCTTGCGCCACTCCACGTCATAGGCGACAGCGCCAGCGACGGCTGGCCACGAGATGTTCATGGTACTGATGGCAATGCCCTGGTTCACCGCGTAGCTCGACGTCAGTGTGACGCTGGCCGGCGGCGGTACCACGGTGATCGGAATAACGCTGATCGGGCGCTCTTCCAGGCGTGCACCGGTGTCGATGTGCGCGAACTTGCTCGGGTCGTACTGCACGGCCGAGATTTCGAACACGCCAGGCTCTGGCCTGGCCACGCTGAGCACCCGGTACAGCGGGATGGCCAAGTCGTCAGCATCCAATGCCCACACCAGTTCAGGCTCAGGCGTCACGGAGTAAGCCACAGTAACTGTAACCTGCCTGCCACTGACCAATTGCACAGTGCGCCCCTCACACTTTCCGTCTGGCAGGTTGAGGATCAGTCGGTCACCTGGTTTTGCCTGGGTATCGCGGTCCAGGGTGATGACCTTGCCGTTTACCGCTGAGATACGCCCGCCGATGGCACGGCCTGCGAGCAGTTCGTCAGCAATCGGGATCACGTAGCCAGGCAGCGGGATACGGCCATCCAAGCCCACCTTGAATGTTACGGCCCGATCCTTGGAGTTGGTCAGCAGTGCCCACTTGCCGCGGCGCTGGGCCTCGGATTCGCGGTCACATGCAATAGCGCTGATCTCCAGCGGGTTATCACCGTAACGCCGCTGCAGCTTCTGGTCAGTAACAGAAGTGACGTCGGTGTCGTGGTTATTCTCACGGTTGTCGTAGCTGACCAAGGCCCGGCTATAGCGGGTACGCTCCGATGCGCTGGAATATGTGAACTTGCCATCAATAACGTTCGCGCGGGTGTAGGCGAAGTCGAAGTCCGTAGCGCGCGGCATATCCGACAGGGTGAAGACCTGGCCCTGGGCCCAGTAAGTCATGCCCCGATAGATCGCCGAGATATCTCGCAGCAGCGACCAGGCGTCAGCCTTGCTCTGAAGGTTGAGGTTGCAGATAAAGCGTGGCTCCATCCCACCCTTTCCGTCCGGTACAAGTTGATCGCAGTGCTGCGAGATGCGGTACAACTCCCACTTGTCGACCATCCACGGCTTAATGCGGCGGCCGAGGCCGAAGCGGTCGTTCGTGGTGATGCCGTAGGTGTGCCAGACGGGATTGTCCGTCCAAGCCTCTTTAAAGGTGCCATCCCACACGCCTGTATAGCTGCGAGAGCGCGAGTCGTAGTTACTTGGAACCTGCCACTTTCGGCCATCACATACGACAGTCACGGCAGGAATGCTGCGGAACTGCTCGGCGGAAAACTCGATGTAGAGCAACGCGGTGTTCGGGTAGCGGATCTTTGCGTCGATCACCTCGGTGAAACCGGCGATCTGCATGGTGTCCGAGATTTTGTTGTTGTTCTGGTTGGGCGTGATACGGGTGATGCGCATCAGCCAGCCAGTAGTGGCCTTCGGCAGATCGATACGGCGCGTACGCTCGTACACGCTGGTGGTCTTGCCGTCGACAGCTTCACTAAGCACCTGCTGATACGCGCCGCCATCAGTCGCCAGCTCAACCTTGTATTCGATCCGGTACCCATTGATGTTGCCCCCGGCGTCCATGGACTGGAGCGCCGGCCAAGCGAATCGTACGCGCACGGCAGAAAGCTGGGTGTTGCTGATCGATCGAACCCAAGGCGTACCGCTGCGCAGCTCAGTGCTGATCGTCGTTTCGTTTTCGATCGACGGGATGCCCTGGATATAGGTCTGGTCCACCGCCCCGGTACGCCACTCCCACTTCACGTTCGGGAAGTTCATGTTGCCCTGGGGGTCTTGCAATGGGGTCCCGTCGAGGCGGATATCGCGATCCGTAGGCGTGCCTTCAAACTCGCCCTCGCCAACAGCAATCAACATCTTTGCAATTGCCAATGAGCGCAGACTGTCCGGGGCCTCAGTTGGGGTTTTAGGCTTTGCTTCGCCACCCTTGGCGCCGTGGATATCTATTTTTCGTACTGCGCCCATGCTTTCCTCCTGGCAATAAAAAACCGCCTCAAGGGCGGCTGCGGTGCTTCACGTGTGGTCTACATCTGGTCTTCTGCATATATGGCGGCACTGATGATCGCCCCGCCCCATGGGCGCCTTCCCGCGCACAGAGGCACCGGGTTGCCGGATGCCGTGGTGTTCTTGGCGCTACCGAAGGCGTAGCCGGGGGTGTTTTCGGGCGCGGCGCTGGTCTTGAGTCCGCCAGCCTGAGGGCTGAGCATTTGGATCACGCCGCCAGCAACAAGCCCGATGCCTGCACCTATGAGCGGTGTGCCGAAAGGTGTGGCCGAGAAAATCACCCCGACCACGATTAGAATTGCGCCGACAATCGTTTGAAGAATGCCGCCGCGCTTGCTGCCCACTACCACCGGGGCAATACGGATGTCGCCAGCGCCGCAGTAGTTCAGCTCCTTTTCGCTAATGTTGCGCTTGTCGCGAAACACTGCGAACTCAAGACCACGCGACTTGGCGTTCGACAAAAACCGTTCGAAGCCTGGGATCTGCACACAAAGGGCCTTGATGGCTTCCGCCGGACACTTCACTGCAAGCCTGAACGACTTCCCGAATTGCCGAAGCTGCCCGTGCAGGCGAATAGTCGTCATGGGTTGATAGTTGATTGCTGAGGCCTGCATAGCTTTCTCCAGGCGTAAAAAAACCGCCAGCAGGCGGTTTTGATGGTTTGGGTTTCAGTTGTAGTCGACATACGGCCCGATGTAGAAGCCCGCCATGTCTCCACTGATCCTATAGAGGCTTTCCTTGCCGGACTGCACCGTCGCAGCAATGGTCCGGATTGCAGCACCAGCACATAGACCAGAGCCTGCCAGGCCCGCGCCGAGATTCGGGGAGCCTGGCGGAAGGAAGAAAGTAGCCCTTTGACCGGTGCCAATTTTCGCCGCTTTGCGTCCATCTACATACACGACGATATCGCAGCCCGAGCCAACCGCACCGGAGTCGCGCACAACCGTGACTTTTCCGCTTTCACCCGAGGGCTTTGATTGAAAGGCGTAAATCTCATCCGAGGGGACCGGCGTCGCATCCCCAACCGAAATCGCCGATGAGGCACATCCCGCCAGCATCGCCACCGCTACCGCCGCTATCAAAATCCGCATTTCGTTCCCTCTTTGGTTTGATATTTCAAGGCAATTCAATACCGAGACGCTCCTTGAGAACTTGCTTTCCGTATGCCTTCCCAATCTCAACAAGCATCCCCAAACCTGCACCGCCGACTTTCTCCGCGCCCTCCTTGGTTCGCTTCCACACCTCGCCATCACGTACAGTTTCAAGGAATTCATGCCCCTTGATAAGTCAGTCGCTTTGGCTGCCATTCAAAAGAGTTCATTCCACCCAGACTAATACCAGACAGCAACCCGGCCTCATCCAAAAGCATGACGTGATAAGAAACGTCCTTATCGGTCCGACCTTCAATTTTCAAAGTCATCCATCCCTGAGCCTCGTCATGCGCCTCAACGGCGAGGAGGATCTCGCGGACTAGCTCTTTATCAAGTTTCATCATGATTTCCTTGGGGGGCAGGCCAGAATGGTAGCACCGGACGCCCTCCGAGAGCACTCAGAGCTGTCTACGCATCCAGCGTGGATGGAATGCCAGTAACTCGCCTGACGATTGCCGTAGTAGCGTTGCGCCTTCAATTACCAAGGAATGGCCATGTCAGTCAGAAGTCTTGTGAAGAATCTTCCCGCGGACCCGGACATGCCTGGATGGGTGCTTGGATGGGCAGTGGGTCGTAATGATCCATGGAGCTTTGTTGACATCTACGCCGACAAGAATGTCGCAGAGATCGAGGCTGAGCGCCTGGGTGATGGCCACACTGTGAAGTATGGGTCGCACAGGCTAGGAACCGATGAGTTTATGGGTGGCGGCGAAGAGCCTAGATAGCGACTGCCCGCGCCAAGCCAAAATCAATTCTACCCGGACCAGATACAAGCGCAGCCTGAAGCCCTGACTTGCCACGGTAGCTGCGGCTGTAGCCGCCTTTGCTCTGGCACTTGCCGGAAAATTTCACGCGATCCATCTCGACACCGCCATCAAGAATGGCGACTTCGGCTTCAGCGCCGCAGATACCGCCACCGGTGATGGTGAAGAGGTCATGAATGGTCAGCATGTAGCGGTGTATGATTTGCATGTGGCCCTCCGAGCTTAGATCATCGTCGTGGATAAAGAACTGTCTGCCACGCAGACATAAGGAACCTCGTGATGGACCCTCGATTTGTAGTTCAAAGAAACTTCCCGCGGTGCGATGACTACGACGAAAACTCATTCAATGGCCAGCTACACGAGCACGCGCTCTGGGCACAAGATGAATACTGGCTCTTAGAGTGGGCTCTATACCAATTGGCCAAGGAAGAGGAAATCGACCCTCAGCTCTACTGGCAGGTGTTTCGCATCTTCAGCCACTGTTTCCTTTCATTTGGCTGCCACTTCGATCGGAATGACGGCTACAAGATACGTAACCTCAAGAGAGCACAGCTATACGACTGTCGGGAGAGATTCCAGGTGGTATTTGAGGGTTTTTTCTCAAGAAATATGCCTGAGCAAAACATCTTTGAAGAAGAGAACCCACTGCTGCTCACCCTCCATTAACTTGCTGAAGCGCCCCATTCATATCAGATGATTCGTGCCGGTCTTTGTGTCTGAGGATCAGACGTGTCCGGTCGTGCCAAGGCCCACCGTAGACGATGATCTCGGACGGCCTGCCGTACAGGTGGTGCAGCAAGAAGGGGCCAGGCCCGAAGGAGCCCGATTCTTCCTCTGGTAACGCCGGATCAGTACCCAGGTAAATCCCGGCATGGTTCGGGTGAACCGTGCGCCCGACCTGCATAACGATCATGTCGCCGCGCTGAGGGGTGTCGACCCGCTTGAAGCCAGCGGCGGCGTAGTTCGCCTCGTACAGGCTGGTGCTTTCTGCGCTCTCCCACCAGCCATCAGTGCGCTTGAAGGCTTCAAATTCCAAACCCCATTCGCGCTGGTACCAATCGGCGCAGACCTGCCAGCAGTCCCAGGCGCCGTGCACGAACGGACGCTTGAGCAACGGCGTGCTGCCCGTTGGCGTGATCGTGCGCATATCGCCCTCGGGCCACGACAAAATGTGCCAGGGCAAGGCCGTGGCCTCGCACATGGCCAGGTCATGCGGTGACGGCCTACTGGTGGCGTCTGGATGCGAGTGAACGATGCCAATCACCTCGCCCAGGTTTTCCACTGCGGCGTAGTCCTCGGGATCCAGCCGGAACTCTTCGTTCGGCTCCGTGGCGATGTTCCGGCACGGGAAGTACTTCTGTGCGCGCCCGACAGCCAGCAACAGGCCGCAGCACTCTTTCGGGTACTCGGCCGCCGCGTGCGCCTGGATGGCCGCGATAATGTGCTTGCGCATGGTCAGCTCCGGGCTATCAGGGAAACGGCGGGAAATCCACCAAAGGACAGTTCGTTGTTCTCGCCGAAGCGCAACTTGCAGGACGACAAGCAGCCCTTGCACTGGTCCTTTGCAGGGTCATCCGTGGGGTTGTCCTCGTCGTCGAACATGGATGCGCCGGTGTAGCCGCAGTCGGGCCCGCGGTAGCCGTTGGTCATGGCCCAGTGGCAGAAAGTCGTCATCTGTCGCCCAGGCAGGCCGTGATTATCGATCTCGCCCGGTGAGGACAGCTCCCAGACCACCGCCTCGCCGTCTTCGCTGGTTTTCTGGTCGATGTACCAGATCTCCAGCGCCTCCTGGGTAGGGTCGGCCGTTGGGTTACCTTCTGGAAAGTTCACCGCATCCAGGTACTTGGCCAGGGTTTCGCGAACGGTCAACTTGAACTTCAGCAGGTCCTCGAAAGCCAGGCACAGCGCGGTGACGCGACCGTTGATGTTGCCGGCGGCGAACGTCGGGCGAGAGGCGGTGCCGTCGCTACTGGAAGAAATCCCTTCGATCTGGACCGGCCAGGCCGCGTATTCGGCGCCCTGCCACCAAATCGACTTGGCCGGCAGATCCGCTTCCGAGCCTTCATACGCCAGCAGTTCCTCGGGAGTGTGAGGGATGGCGTGGCCGTGAAAGCGCAGGTAATCCGCGCCGTACTCGGTCCCGTCAATTTCGAACAGGCGAATTTCGCCTCCGGGCTCCAGCTTCTGGATGTCCGTGATCAGTGCCATGGGTAGGTCTCAGGGATGAAAGGTTTGTTCGAAGGTGGCGGTGATAGCGTAGACCTGGCCCCCGCGGTGCACTGGCTTGTAGCCGTTGCACTTGTAGAGGCCCAGATCTCCCAGGGGTGGCTCCCATAGGAAACCCGTTGCCCCTTTGTGTCGATCGAGGAAAGCCATGATGTCCTTGATGCGGGGCTTGAGCCCGGTAAAGGTCACCGGCCAGGACTGCGATCGGTTGTTGATTCCGTCCTCCACCGACTGGGTGTACCCATCGCCAAACTGCTTGGTCCGGACACGCTGAGTTATTTCACCCTCCGCGCCCTTCTCTGTTGCCCACGTAAATCGTTCGATTGCCATCAGCGCCCCTTGATTGCTTTGTTGATGACGCCGCCCTGGCGCATATCCTTCGAGCGCAGTTCTTGATACTTCTGCTCTACAAAGGTCGCCAGCTCCTTGCCGAATAAGTCGTAGCCAGGCGCATCAGCGGTGGACGATGCGTTGCCGTCACCGTCGATGTGCACTTCAACGTTGATCTGCGTTGAACCGGAACTGCCGCCGCCCATGGCCATTACGCCCAGCTTGCCGCTCGACGTACGGGTCAGAGGCATGATTGCCTCTTCACCAGCCTCACCCATTACGCCGGTTTTGCCGTTGGCCATGCCGAACGCCGTGGGCTTGCTAACGATAGAGTTGGTGAAGGCGCCGCCATCGGCGAACATTTGTACGCCGCCCGACCAGGCGCCGCCATTGGCCTGGGTCACGCCAGACCAGCCCGCCAGTACATCAGGGCTGTACCCTGCCGCTGTCGAGCCTGCTGACGTGGTAGCCCCGCCGCCGAAGTACGAGCCAGCGGCAGATATACCGAGCCCTAAAAGTGAGCCGAGAAGCCCAGAGGCTGCTTGCCGAGTAGCAATGCGCGCCATGTCCGCCAGAATTGACTTGGTGAAGTCTGCAAACGAGAGCTTCCCAGTCATAGCGAAGTTGACGATTGAGTCCTCCATAGAGCTGAACGCATTACCGAACAGGCTTCTGGTCTGCCCTGCGATGTTTTGTGCAGAATCCAGGTAGTTGGCCCAGGCCGAGGTAGCACCCTTCGTCCAGTCGCCCTGGGCTGCCTCCACATCCGCGTAGTTCTGCCGGATCTGGTCAGTGGCGGCCTTGTTCGCGTCTGCGAGCGCTTGCGACTTACGCTTGAACTCTTCCTCAGACATGTTGCGCGATGGGTCAGACTTCTGGTTGGCCAACTCCAGCGACTGCTGAGCAAATCGGTCTTGCTGGCTGTTCAGTTCGCCACTGATCGCGTTTTGCCGATCACCCTGCCCCACGCCAAGTACGGCGCGCTGCCCCGCAAGCTCCAAGGCTCGCTGCTGCTGCCCAAGCGCTTGAACGTAGGTACTGATCGCGCGCTCCTGCTTGGCGAGTCGCCCCGTCTCGTTGGTAGCCAGTACTTCAAGCTGGCTATCAGCGTCCTTCTGCGCCTTGACCATCCCTGCACGCGCGTCAGCGATCTTCTGGTCCAGCTGGATGCTTTGCGCAGCCGAGGTTGTCTTCTTGCCCTTGGCGGCTGCCAGTGCAGCAATTTCGGACTCGTAAGCAGCCGTCACTTGGTCGCGTTCGTTGCCGATTAGCGCTTGGCGTCGAACCAGATAGTCAGCCTCCGACACAAGCCCGGCCTTCTGCGCTGCGTCCAGTTCCTTCTGATAGTTTTTGTAGTCAGTCGCGATAGCCGCCAGGTTGTTCTTGGCGTTGTTGAAGGTGGTCAGATCAACCTGTGTGCCGGCGGCCTTAGGATCCTTGAACTTTTCGTTGATGTTGGCGATGTTTTTGTCGACCGTCGCCTGGGCCAGGCGGGGATCATTCGGCGCTACCTTGCGGATATCGTCGAGTTGTTTTTTGTAGTCCTTGAGTGCATCGGCGCGTTTCTGCTCATTCGTCCACGAGGACTTGTTGAGAGCGTCAACCTTTTGCATAGAGGTGATGGCGGCTTGTTGGGCCTTTGCCTGATCGCCTTCCAGCTTTGCAATTTCAGCCTGTGCCGCCTTCTGGTCCTCAAGCATATTCAAGCGGTTTTGATAGAGATCAATCATCTCCTGCTTGTTTTGGAACAGACCTACGTCGCCGGACTGCGCACTTGCCAGGTCTCGGCGGGCCTGTTCGATATCGGCGCCGATGTCCGGGCGGCCGATGTTCTTGAGGCTGTCGGCGGCCCGTGCAACTGCGTTGTACCCTTTCTCCCAGAAGCTCAGATTCTCCAGAATCTTCGGAGTGCGCTCGTTAATCGCGTCGGCATAGGACTCGGTAGCGAGCTTTACGGCGCCGGCATGGTTTCCTTGTTGCTCCAGTGCTGCAATCTGGGAGTAAACCGAAGCAGTCAGGTAGTGATACTGCTCATTGAGTGCAGCGGATGCTTTCACTGGGTCTTCGGCCAGCTTGGAGAACTCGGAAACCGTCTCGCTCACTGCCTTGCCGGTAGCGTCCTGCATCGACACGGCGGTCTTGGTAATACCCGCGAAGCTCTCACCAGCTATCTTGCCGTTGCCCGCCAACATAGCCAAAACAGCCGCGGCCTGGCCGGTGGTGCCGACCGTTGCACTTACCTGCCGCGCCATATCGCCCAGTTGCCCAGCGCTGACACCGGCATAGTTACCAGTGAGAATTAGCGACTTGTTGTAGCTGTCCTGCTCTTCACTGCCTTTGTGATACGCGTAGGCAAGGCCGCCCACAGCAGCAGTGGCGAGGGCCAAAGGTGCGAGGATAGCGAGGAGCCCAGCAGCACCTGCCCCAGCACCGGCGCCCAATTGAGCCACGGCACGCACGCCGCTGCCCCAGTCACCCGACGATAGCGCGTTACCAAGCTGAACAACGTTTTCCTGAGCCTGGCGGGTACCGAGGCGAAGCTTGTCGAAACCAGTGGTGGTTTTTTCGAGCTTGGCGTAGTCCTTGTCGATCTTGCCCAGGGCGCTGTTGTACTGATCCTGGCTGATCCGACCCTCGTCAAGGTGCTTACCCAGCTGCTCTACCTGGGTATCGAGCTTGGCGAGTGCCGCGCGCGCCGGATCAATCGCCCCCAGCAGACTGTTCAACGCCTTGTGCTCATCCATGGCCGACTTGGCCAGGGCGATCTGCTGCTTATCGAGCTGAGCCGATATTTTCGCCGCCTCAGCCTCGCCATAGGCGCCGGTCTTGGTCAGCTTGGCGAGCGCGTCACGCTGCTTCGTCAGGTCCTGTGTGGTTTTGGCGCTGGTGGATAGCGACTTCTCCAGTGCCTGCATTTCGTTCATCAGCGAAACGGCGGACTGCTCGGCGCGGCCGCCGGCCTTCGCCATTTCATCCAGGCTGGTTTTGGCCTGAATCGCATCGGCCGAGTCGATCTTGACGCCGAGTTCTGCAATGTTCATCGACTCACCTTGAATAAGTGCCCGTGGTTACGGGCTGTTTTCCCTTTCCTCCGCCATGACGCGCAGGGCTTCGCCTTCCAGGACTTGAAGGTCAGGAAAGATTTCTGCGAGTTTCTTTTTCTTGATGCCGAGGAACCCGGCCACGTCGCGGATGCTGCTGTAATCAAGACCGATCGCGCCGCCCGTACCTGCACGCCACTGGGTGGACATCCGATTGAACAAGAGGAAGGCTGGCCAAAGGCACGGCCAAACATCGAACTCTTCTTCCATGTCCTCTGCGTCCCAGCCGAAAGCAGCGATCTGCTCGGCATCCGGCGGGGACTCATACAGGGCGCGGGCGGCGCGTATCAGTTTCCCGTGCGGGCCTTGGAGTAAGCATCCTGATAGGCGTCTACGACTGCCTCGGTTGTGCCCTGACAGGAAGTCACCAGCGCCTTGATGCTCTCGTCGTCAAACTTGTCGTCGAACTCCCAAGCCACAACCAAATCCTTGATTTGCTGAATCTGGTTTTCGGTGTCAACGGCAACGATTTCGGACGCGGATGGCTTTTCGCCGAACCTATCGAGGCCGTCCTTGCGCCGCTGGTTCCACTCATCAAACAACGTTGCAAGCTCGATCCGATTTCGGTATTTGAAGGTGAACCCGACCTTCACCGGATCCTGGCCAACTACCGGAATCATCACCGCCCCGAGAAACGTCGGCGATTGGGCAATCTTGAATTTCGCCATGATTAAGCCCCGCCGCCAGCAACAACTGGTGCGCGATACGCGGTGATCTCTGCGTTGATGGTGAAGCCAAACGCCACGGCGGCACCCTCGTTGCGTACTAGGGTCGGGCTTTTGTTGAAGGACGCGTAACCGGCGTAGTAAATCGTTTTCCCGTTCGGCAGCGACATACGTAGGATCCGCACTTCCTTCTCGCGGTCGGCCTTATCCAACTCTTCGTACCAGGCCAGGCTGTCGTCATCAGCGAGCTGGAACGAGAAAGCCTGGGCGTTCTTGGTGGTTGGAATCTGCTTGTCGCGGCGCGCTTCGAGTGGCGCGTAAGTCCAATACTGCTGCTCGCCGCCTGACATGGAGTTGCCGATCACCTGATTTACCGCCACCCAGCCCGTGACTTTCTTGGCGGTGCCGGCGCTGATGCCGTCAGGGAAAAACGAAGTATTCGAGGTGTCGATACCTTCCAGGGTGAATGCTCCGGCTGCGGCAGCGGCGACACGCACGGCCCGCTCGTTGATGTCCTCCCATCCGGAGGTGATCAGCAGGATGTCACCATTGGCGAAGCCGTTGGCGAGTGCGGTAGCCACACCTGGATTTGCGTTCGTGATGCTCGCAATCACCTTCGCAGCGGCAAAGCCGGTGGAGAGCGCCAGTGTTGCCCCGTTGGGGAAATAGACAGACATGGGTTTTCCTCTTTGCAGAAATGACAAAACCCGCTCAATGGCGGGTTCAGGATTTGCCCAACGGGCGGGTTATGGCGTGGTGTCGGACCGGTAGGTAAACGATAGCGGCACGGTATAGGTCGAATCACCGGTAATTCCCGGCCCGACATCTACAGGGGTCATGGGCGTCACTACGAAACCGTTTTTCACGTCGCGCACGTACAGTGGGAATAGCGTGATTATCTCGGCGGCAATTGGGTTGGTTTTGGTCTTGCCGGTGCCCGCCGGCGCGATGATGCTCACTTGAAATACGCCGGTGAACAGCCGGTGATCACCGCCGAGGGTATTGCTCGCGGTGTCGCCCGGAATAGTGAAAGCTCGAAGGTATGTCTCGCCCTCCGCCGGCGCGTAAGCCGTGTTCTCGAAAACGATCTTAAGCTTCTCCGACCTGGCAGCGTTCCAGGCGATGAGCTTTGCCTCGTAGATCGAGGCGATGATTGCGTGACTCATACCTGGTTGTTCCTGATGGCCTCCAGCACGATCTGCTGGAAGCGAGCCACGGTTACCCGGACCATGCCGACGGGGGCCTGGGTGGAATGGCCGAACTCCAGCGGGATGGCATAGGGCAAGTTGTTGATGATGTAGGCCATTTGGCCGGCGGTGAAGTCACTCATTGCCGCGACCAGAGCAGCGACTGTCTCGGCACCGCTGGGGTCTACCTCGTCGAAGGTGACGTTTTCGACCACGCCGAGCGAGATGTGCCAGTTCGCACGGAAACGACCACCGACATAGCCTTCAGGCGCCTTTATGTCCATGCCGTCGTTGAGCTTGCGGCCCTTCTTGAGCCTGCCGCCCTTCGTGAGGTTGGCCGAATCACTGCGCAACGCGCTGTTGTGATCGTCAACGGCCTTGTTGTACTGGGTCGCCACGGCGTTCTGCGCCCAGAGCTCCGAGTTACCCACGGGAGACATCCGTATCAGGCTGCTGCCGACCTCGATGATGATTTCACGCACGCTGGCATCGATGGCTTCACCGGTCTGAGCGGCGAACTCGGCCAGGCTCAGGGCGAAGCTGCCGGATTGTCCGGCGCCTGCCCGGCTCATGACCGCACCTGCAACTCATATAGGATCGGCGTACCGGCCGGGTTGACCTCTTTCAGCGGGGGCACGATTGACCAGGTGCATCCTTGAGCGACCACTTTGTCGAGCAGGCCCGGCACCCACGCCAATCCCTGCGCGGCGATCTTGAGCTTCTTGTCGCCCTGCCGGATGAGGCTGTTGTTCTGGAATTCTTGGCCAGTGAATTCGAGCAGGATGCCTTGGGCGGCTTGCTCGATGGTTGCGCCTGGTGCTTCGCCGCCCGTCTCCGGATCGTACTCGCCCGGCTCGCTCTTGCTGATAGTCACGGGCTGGCCGAACTCTGTGATCATCTCCAGAGCCATCACGGCCATTTCGTCATAAAATGCCATGATCCACCTGCCTAGAATTGAAATTAGAAAGATGCATAGCGAACTGTTAGATGCCGCTCACAAGCTTAAGCAGGCCGTGCAAAGCGGCTGCGGCACTGTTAATGCCAAAAAAGTTACAGCCGCCCATGCGCTAGCTAAAGCGCTTTCCGAGCAGCATCCTGTAATCGCCGGCCTCGCCGCTCAAATCATGGACGATTGCTTCCCAAGGGACAGAAATCCTAACGTAAATTTGGAGAAGCTGGAGTCTGTTACGCAGGCACTCTGCTTTAAGGACGGAGGTCGTGCCTTGTCTTGCTATACCGGAGAGAAACTTAGTGACGACATGGGGCTTTAGGCTCTAACTGCAAAAAGGCCCCGCTTGGTTAGATAATCAGCAAACTGCGTAGCGCTCGGCCGATCAGGCGCCGCCGGCAAAAGTCGGTTGCTGGTGGATGGGATCGCCGCATACTGCCGCGTTACCGCCCCTTCAACGCGGTCGAGCAGAACCGCACCTTTGCGCTTCTCCACCGGGTCGATGTCGTCCTGATGGATCTCGGCGGCCAGAGCCATCTGCCCGTACTGAATGCGCGCCGGCAGATAGTTGTTCGGCTTGATCTCCTGATCCAGCAGCACTTCCCGGCGAGGCCAGGACAAGGCCTGCTCGCTGCTGGTCTTACGCCCTTTCCAGGTCATGCCATCCATCGCCAAGGCGGCCCGGCGCAGCAACGCTTCCTGCTCCGGGACGCCTGCAGGGATGACCGTACCGAATTTCACGGCATACCGGCCAAGGTCTTCAGCGCTTGCGTAGCTTTCGGCGTCAGGCTTGCCGGTGCCGTCCTCAATGATGAGTGTCATGCGTCAACTCGCTGGAATGGTTTGAGATTGGCTACCGCGCAACCGGTAGCCAGCATTATCAGGTCTTGGCCAGCTCAGCGACGAGCTTTTCCAGGGATTCTTTCGAGGCGTTGGCCCGATACTGGACCCTGGCTTCGTCGAGCGTTGCTTTCAGCGCAGCGATTTCGCCAACTTCATCAGGCAGTGGCGTGATCGAGGCTTTCTTCAGTGCCTCGATCTCTTCGCGCAGTGTGTCGACAGTCAGGGCCAGGCCGTCACGCTCAGTGGTCAGCTCTCCAACTGAAGTGTGGATGGTGCCCAGCACTTCAAACAAGCGCAATGCCAGTGCACCAGCCTCTGGACGGTGGATTTCGCCAGCTTCCAGGCCGTCGACCAGCAGAACCATGGCGTCACTCTCGCCTTGCAGATCGGCAAGCAGCTTGGACAGTTCAACAGATGCGATCGCCTGTGTGCCGACAGCAACAGGCGCCGGCAACTCGACAACCTCAACATCGACACCGGCATCTTCGTACGCCTTGACGATCTCGGGATAGTCACCTACCACGGTCACTGCGGTCGCATCGCGCTCAACGCTACGGAATAGCCCTGGGACGCGGTAGCGCTTGCCCGGCTCAAAGCCATCAAGCTGGTTTGTATAAACGAGTTCCATCGAAATCTCCGTAGCGGCCATTGCTGGCCGCTTCCTGGGGCGGTTATCAGCCGCCAACCGGTGGGGTGGCGGTGAGGTTGATCATGACGCCGGCCGTAACCTTGTTGCTGTCCGAGTGCTTGACCCAGTTCGCAGCAGAGCCGACGGCAGCCAAGGTTGGGTTGGTGCCACCGGTGGACTCCTTCCAGCTGTAACCCAGCACGTCGATGTTGACGGTGCCCTCTGCGCGGTAACCGATAGCCAGGTTTTCCTCGTCGTTCACGTCGTACGAACGGAAGCCCGGGGCCTGGGACTCGGTGATGACCACGGCGTTCGGCAGCAGGCCGAAGATCGCATCCACCGGCGCCTTGTCGGTCACCAGTACCGGCTTGCCAAGGGTGCCAGGCAGGCCGCCGTAGATCACTACGCCAGCTTCTTCGTAAACCTTGTTCGCAATCGCTTCATCAACGATGTCGAAGTAGGCCGAAGAGTGCATGACCCACAGCGCAATACGGCCGAACTTGTCGCCGAATTTGCGCATACCGCGGGTCAAGGTCTTCTTTCCGTCGGTTTCGATGTTGGCCGACACCACCATTGCGGCGTTTGAGCCGATGGCAGCCTTGAGAGCGCCGGTGGCGTACTCGATGAAGCCCTCGATAGTCGCATCAGCTACGTCGGCGCCGATGATCTGGGAGAACTCATCTACTGCACGACCGCGACGCTTGAACGCCTCTTCGGTGGTCTGGTACGGGCCGTATTTCCACGGAGCCTTGACGCCTACAGCTTCGCCGGCGCCGATTTTCTTCGCGGTGACCTTGCCGTCGGAGTTGACATCGCGGTGTTCCAGACCGCCGCCGAGCTTGTAGAAAGCACGCTTGCGAAAGTCGCCTTGGATCAGTTCGTTGTCGAGGACGATCGCACCGTTGGACGAGGCGTTGAACACGTCCAGGTTATCCTGGATGCGCTCCAGGTAAGCAGTTTGCGCCTCATCGTTGTAGATGATCAGGTCGCTGTTGACAGTTGTAGCCATGGGTCTTTCCCCTTACTTGGGCAATGCGAGATATGCGGTTTGGCCGTGCTTGCGCTGGAAATCGCGCTTCTGCTCGGAGGTCATTTCGGAGCGCTTGGATGCAGCCTGGCCGCCGCCCCCGCCCGGGGCATGTGTCCCTGAAGCCCTTGGCCACAGGTGGGGTGCGCTTTCGCGCAAAGACTCGGCCCATTCGAGCGGAGTCAGAGGGGTTTTGCCGTCTTTGCCAAGGATGGTTTGGCCATTCTCGTCAACAGCGACGGCTTCGCCCTCTTCGTTCAGTGAAAACACGCCTTTGGCGCGCAAGATGATGTCGTCGGTTGCTTCCGGCAATGCGCCGGCTTTCAGTGCCGCACCGCGCACCGAGTCGCCCAGGACTTTGCCCTGGAACTTCGCGGCGAAGGCTTCAGCCTTCTCAGCGCGACCGGCGAGCGTCTTCAGTTGCTTGTCGTGCTCGCCACGCAGGCGCTCGGTGCGCTTATTGAACACCTCGTCAACCTTGCCCTCGGTCAGCAACTTGGTTTCCTCGTCCTGGCCAGCTCGACTGAGCAGTCCTTTGACGGCGTCAATGTCGATGCCTTCGAACTGTGTTTCGAACTGGGTCAGCTTGCCGGAGGTTTCCTTCAGCTTGCCCAGCAGCTCCGAGTTCTTGGTTTTCAATCCGGAAACGGATGCTTCAACAGCAGTCGCGATAGCGGCCTTGATTGCCGGGTTTTCCAGGTCGATTTCGTTTTCTTCTGCCACGGTGATGCACCCCTTGGGTATGTTTTGCCCGCTTTGCAGGCGTAAAAAAGCCCCGGATATACCGAGGCTGTCATTCAGGCTGGCCCAAACTGGTTATTGCTGGGCCCACTCTTTCGGTCCATTGATCCGTATGCATTTAATGCTCAGCGCCAGGTCAAGCTGCACCCACCCGAAACCGGATGCTTCAGCTGCGTCTCTGACCGTCTGTATCAGTTCGTCTGGGTATTCCAGTGCACAATCGTCCACCGGGAGATCTCCCGTAATCCAAAGTGTCCCTGACATTGCTCGAAGACTGTTGATAGTCAGTTCAATTGCAAGCCTGGTGCTTCGTTCCAATGCGGTTTCCATGTGTGTTGCCCTTCGTTTGATAGTTCATCAGAAGGCTACCACCTAGAAAACACGCCACTTGGGCGGGGTTTGCATGGTTTTTTTAGATTCCCGCATGCTCGAACGCCAGCGGCTCCAGCCCCTTCATTTGCAACAAGGTCAGCGGCGCAAAGTTGCGATCAAGCTGCAGTTCGGCGAAGCGCTCCACCGTCAATCCTCCCTCCCGGAACAGCTTGGCCCGGACTGGGCCGACAGCAACGTCCTGGAACGCAGCCGGCTGCTGCTGGAGCCAGTGGTAATAATCGAGGTCGGCACTTACCTGCTGGCCGCCATTGGCGCCTACTGAGGCACGGGTAGCGCCCTTGGCGAACATGGCACTGAGCTTGGTCAGCAGGACGAAGGTGGTGCGGCAGTTCGGGTGAAACGGCGGCCTTGGCCCGGAATCCACCGGAAACTTGCGATTATCCAACGAGCGGCATTGCTGGCTGGTCTTGCTGTCCAGCGTGGCCACCATCTGGATCTCTTGCACGATGTCCGTGTTGGCCTTAGCCACCTCCATCCGCGCCTGGGACGACACATGCTGAATGGCGGTGTGCACGACCGTACTGGCGTTGCGGTTGGTGGTTGCCAGGATGCCGTCTTTGTACCCTGCCGCCTTGGTGCCGCGAATGTTGCGGATAATCTGGAAGTTCGTCTGCCCTTCAAAGAAGCCTTGCCGGATGGTGCCGGTGACGCGCTCTCGCTCGGCGCCGGTCCAGCCCTTGATGAAGGCTTTCAACAGCTTCCCGCCACCGGTGCCGCGCACGCTGAGCGGGTTCGTCAGCACGGCGGTACGGATTGCAGCAGCTGTCGGCGCGACTACATCCAGCGACACGCCAACCGGTGCCGACCTGGCAAGACTGGTCGCCTCGAACTCAGCCTCGTAATTGGCGATGTCCACCAGGTCGAGGTTCAGTTGCGCGCTATAGCGGTCGAAGATGCCCAGCAGCAGGCTATCCACTTCCTTCAGCAGCGCTTCCAGACGTTTGACGTTGTACTCGGTCAGGTCCGACTGGGTGAGCCGGTCACGGATCGAGCGGTCAATCTCCTTGAGAAAGGGAGCGAACTTGCCCACCTCCCCAGCCTTGAGCTTTTCGAGGAAGACCGCGTGCCGAATGGTTGCGTCAAGTACTGCTTGGTTCGCCGCCATCTACTGTGTCCTCGTCGTCCAGGCCCAGCCCATCGCCCTGCTCTTCTAGCTCCCCGTCGATCTGCTCGTCAGTTCGCTCTGGCGCGATCAGCCCCAGCTTGCGCAAATACGCCCGAAGATCCGCCTTCGCGAACCCGCCGTTCTGCCACAACCCTACAAGGGCGGTGATCATCTGCGGATCGGCCGTCAGCTCGACGAATTCTTGGTTGACCTGATAGGCGACCTTCTTATCGGCAATGCCCATGTAGGCACAGCACCACATGATTGCCCGTGTGTATGCCTCGCTGACGTTTGCCACACAGCCAGCTAGCACAGAGGTCGATGCCGATTGATCACCTCGGGACTCCGTAGCTGTCTTCGTAGCAAGCGAAGCGGCCACCATCCGGGCGCCCAGTTCGATCATCATCTGGTTCTTATCGTTCATGGCCTCCCTTACCAGCGTATTAGGTAAAGGCTGCGAGTATTCGAACCGGCCGCCGACGGGAAGAAGCATCGGCGCCCTCGAGCCGACGTAGACACCGTTCTTCTCCATCCAATCTCGCCAGGACTCATCAAGGCCGGTAAACCATGGTTGCGCTTGACCACACCAGAACACGCTGTCCTCGTAATCGGCGCTGTTCCGGTAATGGCCCAGGTTGATCATGGCGATGTCGTAGAGCGGCGACTCGTCGATGCTTGGGTCGTTGTTCTGTGCGCCGACGAAGGTGAACGGGATCTCTTTGAGGCGCCCCGTAACGCCTTCCGGCTTGAATTCTTCGATGGCAGTCAGCGGCCCACCACCTTTCGGCCCAGACCGGCGCCAAACTCGACACACGAATCCATCAGACTCAAGAGCCAGCTCCCGGTACTGCTCAGCCGTCTTGTAGCCGAAGCCGTCGGGTATCTCGGGCGACTCGCGCAACACCACCAGGGTAAGCACGCTGTGACCGCTCACCATGCCAGTACGCCAGTTGATGATGTCTTCAGCGCAGTAGGAAAGGATCACCGAGTGCCCACCGATGCCGTCGTCTTGGTGATAGTCGACGTATAGGCCGTGTCGGCCAGCCTCCAGTACCTTTTCAAGCGTGCCCTGGGAGTGCTGGTAAATGCTCACCCCAGATCCGTTGGCATTGTCCTGCAGGTATTCAAGTTTCTTGGGGACCGTCAGCGTCGGGTCTTTGTGGAAGGCCAGGCCCAGCAACCCGTTACGGGTGTGCCCGGTGGCGTTCTTGAACACTGCCCGCTCTCGATAAGCCCGGTTCCTGTCTTCGTTCTCCGGCGACTTGTCGTGTGCGTTGATGTAGGGCAGCCGATCGACTACCCGATGCTGGCCCGCGCAGACGTCGCGAACGGTCGCCCATCGGTCCAGCACTGCCGTGTATTCCGCCCGCTTGAAGGAGACGTCGTTGCTCATCGGGCGTATCCCATTTTGATAGCGGTGACCGGTTTGATGATCGGGTACTCGCGGTGGATGAAGTAGCCGCCGGCGTCGTTCGCGTGATCGATGCCTGCGGTCTTGTCTGGCTCCCCGTTTGCGCCCCACACCTGCTGCTCCAGGCCATCGGCGTAGGTTGGGCAGGTGAACGGGTTGACCAGGTAGCGGCGCTCGCCCTGCGCATTGCAGAAGACGGCGTTCATTGCGTTGATTCGGTCCTTCACCGGCGGGTTTGCCGCTGGAGCGATGACCGCGAACCCGGCCTGCTTGAGCATGGCAAGGTCGGTGATGCTGGCGTTCACAGACTTGCGCGAATCGCCAGAGGCATCCGGGTAGATCCTGATCTCGCACGTCTTCTTGAAGTCGTTGCCGTCGTGCTGCCAGTAGCGCTCTTTGATGCGACGGATCATGTCGGGCGTGTCGTAGCCGTCGATCAGTTCATCCACCGCCCTGGGCAGCCCCTGGTCACGCTTAACGTGGGTAATCGCCGCCATCTTGCCGACGTTGAAGTCCATCCCGATAAACAGCGGCTCGCCGGGCTGCACCGTGTCGAAGCACCCGTTGAGCTTGCGGTCGTAGGCCGTGTAGATCGTGCCGGACGTCAGGTTGACGAACTGGCCTTTGAGGTACGCCATGATCAGCTGCGGCGGATACGACTCCATCAGGGAGGCGATGTAGTCATCCGGCAAGTTCAGCTCGTTGTCGAAGGTGCTAGCCTGCACTAAGCCATACATCTCTTTGAGCGAAGGCTTATCGCGCAGCTGCTTCACGAACTGCAGGAAGACGAATTTGAAGCCTTCCGGCGTCGTGGTGACGTCCACTCCGTTCTTCAGCCCGGGCAGGTTGTACCGCATCCGGGCAATGATCTTGCGCCAGGCCTGCTGAGCCTTGACAGCGGTCAGCACGTCCAGCTCATCCACCAGGGCATGTCCGATCTTGAAACCGACAATCGTCTGCGGCTTTTCCATCGACCGGCAGATCACAGTGCCGCGGTACTGCCGGCCGCTGTAGATGTGAACCTCGTGGTTCGCCTGGTTGATCTTGGTCTTCAGCCCCCAGTCGTAGGCCACCTCATCCATGGTCGGATAGAAGATGTCCCGGATCTGCGGGTAAGTCGGCGCGAAGTATCCAGCGTTGACGCCGGGCCACTCCATGAAATGCTTGCTCAGTGCCGAGCATCCCACCCAGGTCTTGCCTGAGCCGAACCCGGCAACGAACGCACGGAACTTGTGGGGCAGCGTGAGGAACTGAGCCTGCGGAACGTTAAGGCTCGGCATTCGGCTTCCTCGCATCCACCACGTCGACCTGGATACGGGTCGGGATCACCGGCTCATCGCCAGCCTCTTCTTTCCGTGCCCGATTGACGTAGATGTCACCAGTTTCTTTCGCGGCTTGCTCCAGGATCTGCATGGCCAGGCCGATGTTCTTCATCGTCTCGGCCTTCTCCACGAAACGATTCATTGCGCGGAGGCGGAAGGCGCGGTTGGCAATCGGGATATCTACTGTCTCTTCCCTGAAGCGCTTGCGGCACTCTTCAAAAAAAGTCTTCCACTTCTGTCCGAGGTCACGACCGGAATACTTGGTTGGGTCGTATCGCTCACACAGTTGGCGGGACACTTCGATGCCGTACTGTTCCTTGACGGCCTGACAAACCTGACTTGGGGTATCGAAGCAGGCCAGGGCCTGGACAATAAAGGCCTTCACCTCATCTTTCAGGGCTGCCATAGATTCGTTTTCCGTCAAGGGCTGTCAAGGATTAAGCCAGCTTGAGCAGACAGGTTCCGCAGGCCCTCGCAATGTTCAATTTCCCCACCTCAGCAGGACTGTTTGCAGCATCCACCAACGCTTGAACGTCAGGGCTCGCACCATAGCGGCGAACCACACCGACGAACTCTTCGACGTCGTGACCCTGCAGCTTGATCTTCGGTGCACCGTCTTGGGTGAATGCTGGTTGACCGTACTTGTCGGTCGCGTGAGCCAGGTGATACAGCTCGTGTTCCAGGAGCGCGCAGAACTCAAGGTCGCTGCACTGGGCGCAGTAGTCGGCAGCCAGGGTGATGATGAAGGCCGGCACATCGCCGAACCAATCACGCACCTGCTGCTCCATCCGGGCTTTCTGCCAGCCACCTGCACGGAACGCTACCTGTTCGGCCTGGCCCAGGACCGTGCGACCTTGCTTGTTGAAGCTTGACGACGCCCACATGATCCGGATGTCTGCATCCAGCAAGTGAGCATGGTCTTCGTTGTGAATGCTGCCGGTGTCGGCAAGAATCTCGGCTTGGAGCCATTCCCACACTTCGGGCGCAGGCGTCAGGCGGATACCGAAATCGGAGAGGTCAGACAGCTCAAGAAGTGACGATGGAGGGTATGGCCTATCCATGAATCACCTTGAGCTTGAAATAGTGGAGCGTTGCCGGTATTGGTGAAGATCAATCCGTCAGCAAGGAAAGCAACATGGGCTTAGCTACTGCAGATATTGAGGTCTATTCAGATCATGAAACGGTTCGATTGATCGGTGTTCCGTTCACCTTTAACCCAGGCGATCGGACCATTTACACCGGCGCAGACAATACCAGCGCCGTGGTGCTGCGCGCAGGCTGGCTTGGTCTGAAGACCGAACCATTCAAGGGCTGGCAATCGGCGCACATCCTTTCGGTAACCGGAAGCAACGGGGATGATCGCGTGTTCGAGGTGAAGCGCAACTTCAACAATCCAGTGCAAGAGGACGACTGGCTGTGGTTCCCAGCTATGCCCCAGAAAGTAGAGCCCTTCCGAAACTGATCTTCCGTGCCGCACTCACCTGCGGCACCACCTACCCCTCCCCGCCTTCCAGAAGTACGTCAATCAGCTTCTGCTCACCCAGGCGCATCGCACCCAGGCATTGCAAGTCGTCGCACTTGGGACCGAGACCGAACACGGTCACCTCTCCCTTCGCGCCGATCAGCGTCAAGGCACCTACAGTGCATTCGGGATGCGTGCCGGCGTCGAGGTCATCGGCGATCTTGCGCAGGGTTTTGGCGGCGTCGCGCCAGTCTTCCCGCTTGAACTCCAGAACCTTGACGGTCATTCGGTCACCATCTGATGTGTCTGTGCGTGTGCGTGGCCGTGGAGCAAGCCAACTATCAGGCCCTGGGGCAATCCGGCAGCCTTGGCGGCGTCCACGGCATCGGCAATAGCCTTGTCGAGGGCACTTACCGCGGCGTTGATGTCTTGGCTCAATGAGAGAGCGTGACGCAGGCGGGTGACGTTACTCATAAAGATTACCCTGCCATAAAAAAGCCCCGGCGGTTGCCGAGGCCAATTCGAGAGTTACTTCGTCTACTGAGCGCTTGTATGCCGCTTGGTTCGCCCCACCCTCATAGGCAGCGTCGCTGCAAAGGCAAAAGCCTCTTCACGCGTGCGGAACGAGCCGAACCGGTCGGCATTCGTACACACCCTCCAAGGACCGTGGTTTACGCTTAGGACGTCGTAACCATTTATATGCATCTTGGTCAGGATAGGAACACTCATAATCACCTCCTTTTCTAGAGATAATCTGGGGCTGTCCTAAACACCATACACCCGCTTTTTGGGTCTGTGACTACCGCGTGTCGCGCCACGATTTAGCGCATTCGAAAACGTGGCGCGGATTACGGTGCAAGCCGCAGCTGCTGATCGAACAGCTCCCGGATCTCACCAAGCCTGCGCATCACAACCGGCTCACCGTTCAAATGCATCAGGTGGGCCAACTGGTGGACGATCCCCTCGTCCGAAAGCACCTGGCTTGTAGGCAGCTCCTTGAACCAGCACACGAACACCGCGAAGTGCATCGCCCCTGGTAATTCCTTCAGGAAGCGCTTATCGGTCATCTGGACGTATCGGGCGTGCTCTTCGCGGAGGTCTTGGTAGCTGGCTGAGTAGGTATGGTCACCGAGGACGTAATCCATTCGGGCCGCCCTCAATAGATTGGCGCCGGCAGTACCGGGCGCCTTTGGTTTAATCCGTTTTGCGCTTTAGCTCATCAGCACACGTCATGCAGTGCTCGCAGTTCAGTGTTCTGCACAGCCAGGCCTTCACCGTCTGCCAGTACGTGACCATGAAGATGTGGCGGGCACCGGCCAGGGCCAGGGCGACATGCAGCGTCAGGCCAGCAGTGGTCGGGCCGAAGAAGATGTTCTGGCTGCGCACCGACACGACGAAACCCGTGATGGCGATCGTGGTGTAGATCAGCTTCCCGAGGATGCCGTCCCTTACCTTCCCGCTCAATACGCACCAGGTTGCCCAGAAGGCGATCAGGCCGCAGGCGATGGAGTTGATCAGTTCAAGATTCATGGTGGATTGCCTCCCCCGAACCGCTGGCGGATAAGCGCCCAGAGGTCAGCGGCTTTGATGGCTCGGTTGATTGCGGCCAGGAGTGAACCGCCGAACGTGCCCAGCAAGAAGCCAATCCCGGCGACGATCTTGGGTTCAGTGACATTCAGGTAGGCGCTGACCATGCTCGTCAGATACAGCGAGCAGGCAACCCCCGTGATCAAGAACACCATCCAGGCGCGCCAGTCGGACAAATCGTCCTTGTGCCACCAGCTCGCAACAACGGCCCCAATCAGGCCCGCAATCAACAATTCGAACCTGTCGATCTTGTCGAGCAGGCGCTGTAAATACTCCATGCGCTCGACTCCGTGGGGCATGTTTGGAAATTGAATCGGCTCACACAGCACTCCCAGCTCGGAGCAATGGGTGTGGTGGAGCCGAAAACGAAAAGGCCCCAGCAAGTGCTGGGGCCTAAAAGGCACGCTGCATGGTCGCCGCTTATGCCTTGAGCCAAAGTTTATTTTCCTCGGCCACACGATGGCGAGCGTTAGAAAGTCCAGCTCCATACCGGGAAGCTAGGAAGAGGGCCCGTACCGTGGTCAGGATAGAAGACACCACGATTCGGAAGAGCTGCTGGAGTGAAGCCAAAACGAGCCCAGCGAGGAACCCCATCTACAACAACAACGTTGCCGTCATCTTGCACCTGCAGGTAAGCGCGATCCGCAGCCCCGTCAATCCAATCACCTATGGTTGCCCAGGTACGGCTACCTACACGGTCAACCAAAAAGGCAGAGCCTTGCATGTAGAAACAAGTGACCAAATTTGTATTTGGACGGTTGTCTACATACGTGTAGGGAACGCTGCTATCAGCCACCCAGATTGGAACGCCGTTATCGTAGAGTCGTAGATTTCCATCAGCCTCTAGGATCAGCTTGTATCGTTTGCTTGGAGATTCGAGATACTGCCCCGCCACCAGACAGTTACGCGGAGGTAGGATAGCGGTGCCATTATTGGCACTGTTAAAGAGGATAATACGAAAGCCACTACTAGCCATGTTATTCACCTATTGAGTCGAATGATTTGTCGCGGAGGATTCCGCTTTCATGTCGCTCAAAGGCGATTGCTCGAGGCTCGTGGCCTTCACATGATTCAACGTCCCGCATCGGGAACATTTGATCTGGAGCTCTGTAAACCCACCCGTACGGGCGAGAAGTCTTTTGCAGTTACCACACCTGAAATCTTTCAACATCTGCAAATTCCTTTTGCTGAATTACCCGTCCATTGGGCAATAAAAAGCCCGGCGCTTGACCGGGCTCTGTAATGTAACTTGCTCTCGCTGAATTCTACTTCGCGCCGCCGTTGTCGCGATCAGTCTGAGCATCTTGGTCAGATCCAGGGTTGCCAGGTGGAGGATTCCAATCCTCTGGCTTCTCACCGCCACCCTGCTTGGGATCCGACTCAGCTTGCTCAAGACCAGAGTCATGACCCTCGCCCGTCTCGGGCATATCCTCTTTTGGTCCAGGATATGGCGCTGCAGGACCGTTATTGTCATCCACCATAAATCACCTCCTGTCTGTAGCGCGGGGTTGCGCATATAACTGGGAGGGACTGACTAGACAGAAAGTGCTTCTGCCTCGACGAGCGGACGAAAAAAAGCCCCGTGCAGTGACGAGGCTTTCTATTGTCAATCCCTAACGCGCAAGATCGACAGCATGGGTAAATACTCTCTCACTTTCTCACTCAATGCAATGGCTATTTACTATGCCGCGCAAGTTTCTATCAACCCCTCGGCATCGAGCAGCTCTTGAGCGGAAGTCAGCGCCTCATTCACCTGGTCATCCAGCGTCTTGCGTATCGACGAGCGCCACCGATATCGGGTCGACTCTGGCTTTCCGTCATTGTCCCAATTGGTGATGTCGTACCATGCCGCTGGCAGCACCGCGGCGGAGCGTTTGCCGTCGGCGCCTGCTACCTGAGGAATAGCCCAGGTCAGCACGGCGCATTCCCGAAAGCGCTTCGGCGCTGGAGTCTTTACCGAATTCAGCAGTTCCAGAATGGCGCCGTGCTTGCGCTCTTCGTGAGTGGAGTACTTCGCCACCAGTGCCCGCCAGTGCGCTGGAGTGAGCGCCTTGTGCAGCCGACCGAACACCCAGCAGTCCTGCAGAAAAGCCGCCTCCTTGCCGACGATCTCTCCCTTCTGCTTGGCGCACTGCACCTTGGGTTCAAAGTCACAGCCGCCGGCGGAACTGATGGTTTCGGCCGCAAGGGCTCGAACTACTGCTGAAACAACGTTGCGATAGGTCATGCGGCTTCCCCTTTTTTCAGCTCTCTGGTCTTTTCCCTGTATTCGGCGGTCATCGCCTTGATATTTGTCATGCACGGATCCTTCCGTTGTGGGTGATCTTGGCTGCGAACAAAGCATCGAAGTCAGACTTGCCTGCCCTCTTCCTCGCCCTGATGGTCGACCCGCTGACCAGGACACGAGGATCACGCGCCCATTGTTCTGCGGTAAGCCGCTTCCCTTCGTACTCGACCAATTCAAGGCCGCTGCGAAGCGCATGGCTTTCAGGGGTGAAGCCGCGCTTCACATTGCAGCCACGGCAGAGAATCCGGAGATTGGTGCGAGCGTTGTTCTGACGGTTTCCGTCTATGTGATCGACGTGACAGGTTAGCCAGGTCTCATGCTTCCCGCATAATTCGCAATCCCGGCCGCCCGGACCGACCTCGGCCCACATGACATGGCGATGCTCGAAGACATAGCCACCCTTGTCCGCAAGCGGGTGACCAGGCTCGTAAACACGCACATAGCCGTTTGGCGTTATCACCCGCTGCTGACGGCTTGTAGGAAGCTTATCGGTCGTCCCGTTTCGCATCACCCGGAAGTAATGCATCTGGCAAAGCTGTGCGGCCTGGTACATGGCGCTACGGCCACAATCTTCTACGCGGCATTGCATTGGATTCGAGCCTCCAGGCGTTTCGCCTTCTTTGTGAACACCGCCTTCAAGCGCTTCAAGTAAGGGATTTCATGGCGGACCAGTTCCTGATTGCACTCCAGCCACTCAACCTTTTCCGCGCCGATCTTCTCGACCAGGCGGGGCCGGTAAACCATGATGTTTCCGCTCAGATGGGCGTTGCACTGCGAGCAAGACTTGTTCATGTTCCAGAGGTTGAAGCGGAGATGTGCGGCGGCACCGACGCTGCGGAAGTGCGAGCAGTGCCATTGCCCGCCCCAGCTCGCCGGCTTGTCGCAGCTGATGCACCCCAGATGAGCATCACGCAACCGCACGTATCGGTTGATGACTGTCTGGGCCTCTTTGGCATGATCAGCCCGAGTCTTGAGCGCTTCCTTTCGGACCTTGATCTCCCGGCGACCAACATCCGCCAGGGCCTTCTTGGCGCTCGCCTGGCCCTTCTCTGACTTGCCGTAGGAGATGGCGCACTCGATCTCGCCGCACACCGCCTGCGAGCCGCGGGCAGGCGTGAACATCACTCGGCACTCAGGGCAGCGTTTCCGGCGTGGCCTACCGGACGTGAGCGGGGTTTTGCGTTGTAATGGGGTGCGCCTCATGCGGCCTCCTTGAATGCTTCGAACTCTGCCATTTCGGTCAGGCGCTCTTCCGTGAGCGTCGGCCAGTCATGCAGTACTAGGTACGCACAACACTGGCGCCAGAAATCTTGGAATGTCTCCTCCCCCATCGAATCGTAGGAAAGGCTGCGGGGTGTCTTGCGGGTGAGCTGGCCCAGGCCGGGAATGTCGAACAGTTCCTCGTCGCAGTACACGCCAGACTCCAGTTGCAACGCCTTGATGGCGTCGTGTGACTGCTTGCCAGAGAACCGATCGATGTTCTGGCTCAACACTCGGCCCAGACCATGGACCAAGCCATTGAACCGTGGATTACGTGGCTGCTTGAGGTCGGCACGGATCTTCGCGTTCATCTTGAATTCACGCTCGCGCAGGATCGATCGGTCGGCGTCGGAGGACGGCACAAACGCGGCCACCTCCTTGCCGGTGGCAGGATCTACCAGGCGGCGCAGCACCAGGTACACAGGCATTGGGCGAGGCTTTGCCAGCTTGGTCATTGCGCCGCCCTCTTCTCGTCGAGTTCGCGGGCTTGCTTTATCAGCAGCGCCCGGCGATCCGCCAACTCATTGGCCGCTTCAATTCGCATTTCTGTTTTCCTTTCGGCGCAGGCCTTGCGCATCTCGAGCATCGAGTTCTTGACCAGTTCCAGCTTGTGGCGCAGCACTGGTGCGGGCCGTGTGACGGTGCCAGTGAGCAAGCCGGCGATGGCGCGACCGTCCTCACTGATCGGCTCGACGCTCAGGTCCGCCAAGTATTTCTGGGCGTGTTCGCGCGGGATTCTCTTCAGCTCCATTGCCTTGGTCACAGCCTGCACGCGACGGTTGGAGTCGAAGCCCACGGACACGTGCCAGTTGACCGACTTCGCATCCGCGCGGGCCTGGCTCACGAAACGCTGGTAGGCGTCGATGAACGCCATGCGCGCGCCGATTTTGTCGCCGCCATCCAAGATCGGTTTCGCAGCGGCCAGGGCCAATTGGATCTCGTCGGTCAGCACCACGGTTTCGAATTCATCATTGGTGGTCATGGCGATGGCCCAGGCCTCGTCCTTCCCAGGGCGGCCGTCGGAGGTCTGGACACGCTGCAGGATGTCGGCCATAGCAAGCTTGCCCTTCACTTCGAAGCGACACGCCTTCAGCGCGGCTTTGACGACTGGCACCGGGTAGGCACAGAGGTCTTCGGCCATCATCGCGGCGGTACCGGGGTTCATCTCCTGGCCCATAGCCTCGGCCGTTGCGCAGATGGCGGCGGCAAGCCCGGCGACCTGCTGGTCGTTCATTTCAGAGGTATTCATTGCGGTCACCTGCTTGGCGTTTGGCCAAAACCATCTGGGCGGCCTGCTCGGCGGCGGATAGGTTTGCCTCAGTCCGTTCCATCTGGCGGGCGGTTGTGCCGTTAACACGTTGTCCGGTTACCCACTGGGTGTGGTAGCTCTCGGCGTTGGCCAGTAGCTCGTTGAGGCTGTGGCACTTGCGAAGAACAGCTGCATCGCTGGTTTTCAGGAAGTGGGCCGCAACGTGATGGGCGACATCGGCACCGAGGCGGTCGACCAGTTGACCGAGCTGGCCGCCGACCTTGGCATTCCACACCGGCCAGGCGCTGTAGCGCTTGCGGTAGGCCATGGCGTAGTTAGCCCAGACTTTGAAGGTCTTGCAGGCCCGATCTTTGGGGCCGGGCATATCGGCGGGGATCTCGACCCGTGGGGTATCGGTACGATCAACCACCAGAACCAAGCCGCGGGACTGAGCCGGCGTGCCGGTGGCGTCCTGCAAGTCCTGACTGGTGTCCTGACTGGTGTCCTGATTGGTACCCTGATGATTGGTATCCTGATTTGTCGGAGATTTTTCCGACCCTTGCCCGGATTTTTTTCCGACCTTGCTCGGAGATTTATCCGAGGTGGATCGGATTTTTTTCCGACCCTTATTGTTTGGCGGGGTCGGATATTTTTCCGACCCATCCAGCTTTTGGTTCCACTCGACGGCCTTCTCGGTTAGGCGAAAAAGCGTGATGTTCGAAGTGCTGGAAAGCTCAATCAAACCGGCCTCTTCCAGGGCCTTCAGCATGCGGTAAGCGGTGTCCGGTTTATCGGTGAGCAAAGGTAGCTCCTCGATGATCTTGGCCTTGCTCAGCGCGAAGAAGATCCCGTCATCGGTCTTGATTGGCTTGGTCCAGCTCGGGCAGCCGTAGACGAAGGCGAACAGCAGGGCCTGCTGAGAATTCAGCCCCCACTCCAGCGCCTTCACCTGGTTAATCGTGACGGTGTATTGCATGTCAGGCCTTCCCGACCTTAGCGGCCAATTCAAGGAAGCGATCCACGTACCAATGAGGTTGCGTCTCGCGGGGGCATTGAGGGCTGGTCAGGTTCTTGCCGTATGCCATGCCCTTCTCGGTCACGGACCAGAAGTCGACCATTTCCTGCTTGGAATTTTTTGCGCTGCAGGACCTTGAGGAAGCCGTGAGCCTCCAGTGCAAGGTTGAAGCCGCGCGCTGTGCTCGCGATGGCGTGATCTTTGATCAGGGCGGTGATTGCCTTGGTGGGCATCGAAGAGCTGCCAGCGGCGTCAGGGGCGGCATCAACGGCGTATCCTGGGAGGAACTTGGCGTCCAGTCCGTTGTTGGCGGCGATCTTGGCCAGCATCATCATCTTGCTGGAGTTCGCGGGCTTCAGTAGGCGGTCGAAGCACTCCAGAATGGCGAGCTCACCGATGATCTTTGGGTTGCTTGGCAGTGCGCGGGCGCGCTCACGATCCTCAAGCGCCGTCATACGATCGAACACCAGCGCCTGAAGCTCGTAGCTGTACGACATGGCAATGAGACAGGCTTCACGCTTGGGGAACAAAAAGCACTTTTGTACGCGGCTGCGGGCATCGAGGTAATCGGCTGAAAATTTAGCCGATTGAACGGCGCCAAGTACACGCGGTACTTTGGCGATCAGGTTCTTGTGCGTCAGTGTCGGCTGGCCCTTCTCGCGCTTGGAGTTGATAAAGTCCACCAGCTCAAGACTGGACATTGAAACTCCGCGCGCCACGTTTTCGGATTGCGAAAATCGTGGCGCGGGAATGTTGGGGCTATTGATCGATTCTGTGTGTTGGTGCATGATTCGCTCCAGTTGTTTACTGCTGTTGAAAAAGCCGACCTCGTACGTCGGCTTTTTTGTGCCTGGAATTCAGGCGATTGATTTCAGTGCTGGCTTGCCGTTGAGCAATGCCTCCGCTTTCCGGCGCAACTCTCCTGCCTTCGCTTCAACCTGGCGGCACTGCTTGGCGAACGCCGGCAAGTGCGGCAGGTCCTGCTCGCACATCACCTGGTCGTCAAACACCTCGCTGCCGGTGTCGATCACATCCCCAAGAGCACGGATCAATGCGCCGAAGCTCTTGTTGGCACACTGGTCGCTGGTCATCTGGCGGGCACCGGTCAGGCCGTGGCGGCTTGCCAGCTCGTTTACGCAGTGGTCGCGGAATTCAGGCTCAAGGGCGTTCACCCAAGACTCTTCCAGCCATGACGGCATCTCTTGGTCGCCGGACAGCCAGCGCTGAACACGCTTGAGCCAGCGACTGGTCGCTTTCACAAACTCGTTTACGTCGCTGCTCAACTCGGTCGAGTTGAAGTCAGGAACGACCTTCTCTTTGGCGCGATCAGGGATAGACAGGTAGAGCTCGCGACTCAGCGCCTGGGCGAAATCGTCCTGGCTCAGACTGGTGCGGGCGATCTGGTTTTGGGCATGAGCGACCAGCACCTGATCACGGGTTTGTACGGTGTGTCTGGAACTGGACGTTTGCATGGGGACCGCTCTCTTCTAATCTGGCTTCAATGAAACGGCGGACAGGGATGTCACTTAGGCGGCCATCTCGGCCCAAGGAAACGACGGACACAGGGATTCTTTTTTGAAAGCACCTCCGGTCAACGCCTCCGCTCGCTTGGCAACCACTGGAGACATGCCATGCTTTTCCCGAACCCAGCCGGAAACGGTGCTTTGATCGACTCTGAGTTTTTCAGCGGTGACCTCCTGAGTGCCGAAGAAGGCAACGAGGTCCCTGTAAATAGTGTTCATACTGCCCCTCCATACGGGAATACCCATATAGTAGGTTATGGGAATACCGATTTGCAAGGATATGGGAGCACCCGTAATACTCGCTGGATGGAATTCAAAGATCGTTTAAAGGCAGCGCGCCGGCACGCCAAGCTCAATCAGGGCGAATTGGCCGCTAAAGCCGGTATCACGCAGACGTCGATTTCTGACCTTGAGCGTGGAAAATCAAAAGCCACCGCACACGTCGTGAAGATCGCCGACGCATGTGGGGTGAGCGCCAAATGGCTCTCAGACGAGATCGGGCCAATGCTGGCTTCTGGATTAACGTCCGGCTCTGGTGAATCGAACGTCTCCCCTGCCGCCCAGCCCACCAAATCATTCCGCTACCCAGTAGTCAGCTGGGTTGCCGCCGGTGCCTGGGCGGAAGCCGTTGAGCCCTACCCGACCGGAATCTCGGACACGTATGAGTTTTCGGAGTACGACGCCAAAGGCCCCGCTTTCTGGTTGACAGTCAAAGGCGACTCGATGACGGCGCCCGCCGGCCAGAGCATCACCGAAGGCACGCTGATCCTTGTGGACACTGAGGCTGAAGTTGCGCCAGGTAAGCTGGTGGTGGCCAAGCTACCGGATAGCAATGAGGCGACGTTCAAGAAGCTGGTCAGCGATGGCGGCCGGCTGTTCCTGAAGCCACTGAACCCGAGCTATCCAATTGAGGCGGTAGACGAGAACTGCCGGATCGTGGGCGTGGTTGTTCAGGCGCTGCAGAAGTTTTACTAATGCTTTTCAGTAGGCCCTATGTCCCTCACGAAGCCAAACCAGCAACTGCGCCGCGACCTGAACGCGATTGCCTCAAACCTTGAGCAGTCCTGTTGATCTGGTCAAGTTCACCGAAAAGCATCAGTGATGCCGACGCCATAGCCCTGATGGGGTTGGTGGGGTATGCGGATGAGGTGAAGGCGGGGCAGATAAATCGGAGCAAGCCCGAATAGACACCTGGTCGGGCGCGACAACCTAAATCGAACTACCGCGAGCTGAGCAGGGCTCGTATGCGCAAGGGAATGTAGTGATGAATGCCTTACGGATAGCCGCTCTCATAGCTGCGCCGCTTCTTTTCGCCGGCTGCTACAGCATGCCAAAAGAAAAAACCGAGTACGAAAAAAAGATCGACGCAGTACCAATGCCCGTTACGGAGGCTGATCGGCTAGAGCAATGTCGCAACTTCAAACGAGTCGCTGAAGATCAAAAGATTGACGACTTTTTGCGAATCGGAGGGAAACCTAATCTCAGCCCCTCGGAATATGGATTTACAGAGAGCTTAGCGCTTTTACGTCGCCTCAGAGCCATGAAGTGCCCTGGGTACGGTTGGTTTTCCTGATGCTGCTGCTCTAGGTGAACCTGCCCGCCAGTAGTGGCTGTACGCCACGAATGGTAAGGTGCTGGCTCAGTCAGAGAGAGACCCTCATGCTTAAGAAATTGCTCGCTGCTTGTGCCGCCTCGCTTCTTCTTACCGGGTGCGTAAAGCCCACTCCAGAGCAGCTTGAAAATCCGGACTATGGACCTTATCCCTTCGACTATGATCGTACGATCAAGGCATATATGGCGCGGACTCAGCCGGATCCCGACTCAACAAAGTATCAATTTCTGGGTGACCCTATTCCGATGTGGAATGGCATCTTTGGGCTTCGATTCGGGTATGGGATGTGCGTCATCGTGAATGCAAAGAATATTTATGGCGGCTATGCGGGGCAAGAATTGTGGTTTTTCATGCTGCGTGGCGATCAAGTCATGGAGACAAATAGCGCTCGTGTGGGTGGACACCCAAAGGCATTTGCTCGGGTGAAGTGCGAAAAAGTTGGCTTCAACTTGGGAGGCTGAACTAAGTCGAACCCTTGAGAATTTAATAGAGAAGCCCGTCGCGCGCGGGCTTTTTCATGCCTGTAGATTATTGCGACGTCACCGAGGCTTGCGGCTGTGCAGAAGGTGGAAGGCTTACAGCGCTCAGCTTGCCAGTAGCGTCTTCTGGAAGCGTGTATATTGCACCTGTCAACGGATCAACGATCAACATACCTATCAAGCCGCCAATAAGCAGGTTGCCCCAGTACCACCCGCTTACAGTCGACTTCAGAGGGACAGTTGTTTCTGCATAGCCGTCTTTTTGGAAGGTAACGGTGTAGCTCTGGCTTTTAAAGTAGCCCCTGCTCGTCTCCAAAATCGCGGAACCTGGAGTGACGCCCTTATGCAGCACACCTCCACTACTGTCCTTGATTACGTAGTTGGCATTCGTCGGAAGGCTGTACAACCCAACCTTCGGCTTGCTATCGCTAACAATGCTAGCGCAGCCGCCCAGGGCAATCATTGCAATAAGCACGGCGACTCCCGCCGCCTTTCCCATCTTCATACCATCACTCCGTAGCGCCTTCATTGGCTTGGCCGATGCTCGGCCGGCGCGCATTGTATCCGAATGATGGCAGTTAGACACCCCGCCACAGAGTTGGGCTTTTCTGGGCTTAGGGCGTCTCCAACCAAGCGGTTTATGCATTTATGCATGAAACTTCCTGCCGCACTCTTGCCAAGATACGTCAGCATCAATACTGTGCATGCATACAGCATTCGCAAGGAGCGAAGTATGATCCAGTCACCCTACTCCACCCCGAAACCGAGAAACTCCTACGAGCTTGTGGGTCATCGCCTGCAACGTATAATTGCCTCCCCCAGAGTGCAGAGGATTCAGTTGGTTGAGGTATCCAGGCGTGACGACGAAAGCCCTGAAGCCTGGCACCAGGTCATTCAAGACATTGGCGACACGGCCGGCATCAGGATTGAGCATCTGGACGATGGTGCCGTCCGGATCGGTTGGCGCGAGTACTGCGATTCCTAAATAAGCCCGCCAGTGAGCGGGTTTTTTATCGCTCCCCATAAAATATATGGGAATACCCATTGACGTGAAATATGGGAGTGCCTATATTTGTACTCATCGAGACGCCACAGCGAATCGCCAGCAGAGAAACCTGCGCCGTTCTTTAGCGATACCCATTGCCGGATCACCACCGGCCCAGATTCAAAGGCAGCGATGAACCGGCCTAAACGGTTCAGAGGGTTGGCAACTGACCCGGGCGTGCAGCGTAAAGCGCCAAGCACAGTTATCCAGCGGGAGAACAAGCCGAAAGGCCCGCGGCTGGAAGAACATTTGATTCAAGCCGGTGACCGACGCCAGTAGCGGGTCACGGCGAACAGATTTCCTCGATGACCTTGGCGACAGGGTCATCCGGAAAATCAAACCGGAGAAAGGAAATGAACGAAGCGCAGATTGAACGAGTTCGGAAAATAGTTCAGGAGATCGCGGCTGACGAAAGCATCGGCTTTGACGAGGCCTTCTCACTCGCGATAGAGATGCTGAAGTTTCATGCCGACGGAATGCCTAAAGGAAGAAAGGCATCCGGCGGCGGATCAAGTCAGGCCTCGTAAAGAAATGCCGACCATTCCTGATCTTGTACGCGACAGAGAAAGATAGACGCTGACTGTCGAGAGGTCAGTGGGTCTGAAATAGATTTCACTCTATCTCTCAATGCCAAGGTGCTCAGGACGCTTGTTCCGAAGTACGTCCCTATGGGCATGTCGTAAGTTTTTCCGTCAGCGAATCGAACCGTTCTTTTCAGGCCTAACGCTTCCATCTTTTCGTGAAGGTCGGCGTAGTCCTCTCCGCTCGCCCTGAACAACTCAACTCGCACCATGTATTCCGCCATAACTGCATTCCTTGTTTCGACTGTGGAGGCCGAAGCATATGGATTTCCCTCGACTGTGGAAAGCGAGGAAACAGGGTGCCTGCCCCTTCAAAAACAGGCGCTCCCCTTCCCACCTTTACCCGTCAGCACTTCTCCCCCGCGCCCATCGGCAACCAGCGGGAGGCATGAGTGTTGACGAATACAGGTGAACAACCCGCCACTCTGGAGGCGACCATGTCAGCACTACGCAAGGCTCAGTTTGAGCACGACGAACAACTGCCGCCTCCGGTGAGCGAAACCTCTCAGCAATTGGCACGCAGTGAATGGCTGTACAACGCTGCCGAAGAGCTGGCCAGAGGTGGCAGCGTGGTGTTCAAGCGCCACCTGCACCCGCAGCAAGGCGTCACGGCCTACCAGTTCGCACTGGCTGTCGATGAGTACGCCAACAACCTACTTGCCGACTGCGGCGTCGACGCTCCAGCCCTGGGCTACTTACTGATCGCAGGAATGGCGGGCTCAAGGGTGAAGTCGGAAGCACTGGAGCTACTCGGCCAGAGCGACCACCCACTTGGGAAGCTCGGCGAGATTGCCGAACGCCTACTTCAACCTTTGGCTGATGACGCACTGATCGCCCAGGCCGAGGACAACGAACTGTGAGCCCCTACGTTGAGATCGATAAAGCTTTGTTTGCGCTTGAAGATCCAGATAAGCCCGCTCTCGACGAGATCTTGGCTGAGGGTTTGATCGTCCGCCACTTTACTTCGGGCGCCATCAACGCAGAAGAATTCCACTGGTATAGCGCCCGTCTATTGGATGTCAGCCGGCGGCGTAAGGAGATTCAATGAGTACCACACCGGTTAAATCCCTGATCGACGAGCAGCTTGAAGACATCAGCGCTCACAACCTGCGCGAGGCCTACAGCCTGGCCGAACGACGTGGTTTCTTCGGTCCACCGGTTGAGCAATTCGCAGAACCTGGCTACGGCGGTCGAGTGCTCCAGGTCCTGCGCTACCGGGTTCAGCAGCAGGATCAGCAAGCAAACTGATCAGCCTTTCCCCTTGTTCTTGTTCTTCGCACTGCCCTGCCGCGCTTTGAATTTTGGATTGGATTTACAGATCACGTAGATCCGACCGCGGCGCATAACGATCTGGCAGTCACAGTGACGGTTTTTAGCTTCTTTGAGTGAGGACAGCACTTTCATAGGTGAGGCTCCTTGCGTTGAGTTGAAATGTTATTACGTATCTTAAATACGAATAAGAACGTTTATCAACTCTTATTTCCCCTTCCCCTTTTATCGCTGCGAGCATCGCGGCAAGGATCTCTCATGACCACAAACACGCGAATTTGGGACCAAGTCGATACCACTGATCCAAGCGCAACAAAGAACTTCACCGGCATGGGCGGCTTTAAAGGCACCGCCATCAAACCTACCTACCTGATGCATAAGGCCACCGAAGTGTTCGGCCCTTGCGGTGAGGGCTGGGGCTGGACGGTGCTTGAGGATCGCTACGACGAAGGCGCCCCGCTCCAGGCTCCTACCAAGGAGTGGCCAGATGCTCCGCGCATCAACGCCAAGCTGCACACGCTGAAAGTGGAGCTGTGGTACCTGGGCAAAGATGGGCAGAAGTGCACCATCGTGCAGTACGGCCACACGCCGTTTGTGTACCTGCAGAGCGGAAAAATCGTGACCGACTGGGAGGTGTCCAAGAAGTCGCTCACTGACGCTATTGGCAAGTGTATGCAACCACTCGGCTTCGCCGCAGACATTCACATGGGCTTATTCGACGATCCAACCTACGTCGACACCATCGCCGAGGAGTTCAAGCTTGAAAAGGCGGAGGACAAAGACGCCGAGATGCTTCGCCAAAAACAGGAGCGTATCGAGTGGCTTGCTTCCGCGGTCGAGACCATCGGCAAGGCCGTCACTACACACGAACTCAAGCTTCTGAACGTGAAGTACATCCGTGAAGCCACCCGCCGCAATGAGCCTACCTTCATTGCACGCATCACTCGCGCATTCGAAGAGCGCAAAGCAAGCCTTGAGAAAGGCACGGAGGCAGCAGCATGACCCAGCTCTACGCACTCACCGGCAAACTCGCCGAGCTTCAGGCCATGGCCGACACCGATGATGAAGGCCTGAAAGAGGCTTTGCAGCACGCCATGGACGAGGTGCAAGGCGATTTCAACATCAAGGCTGACAACATAGTCATGTTGCGCCGCAATATCGAAAGCGACGTGACAGCCATCGAAAACGAAATCGAGCGCTTGGCCGAGCTCAAGCGAATCAAGTCCAACAGCGTGTCGCAGATCAGCGACTACCTGCGCCGCAACATGGAAGCAGCCAACATCAAGTCGATCAAGCGTCCGCTCTTCACCATCACCCTGGCGATGGGAAGTGAACGGGTGATCGTTGATAACGAAGACGCAGTTCCGGACGAATTGACCTCTGTGAAATCAAGCATCACGCCAGACAAAAAGGCCATCGCCGCCAAGCTCAAGGAAATCCGCGATCACAACGAGGCGGTGCGCAAGCGAATGGATGCCGGTGAGGACGCCGAACACGAACTGCTCGAAGAGCCCAAATGGGCGCACCTTGAGCGCGGTGATAGCTCGATACGGATCAAGTGAGGGCATCATGATCAGCAACCACCTCAGCCTGTTCGAGCAGCACTGCCAGGACGCATACTCGATATCGGAGCGCACGGCGGAGTTCTTGGCCGCTGGCGGGAAAGTCGCGCAGTTGCCAAGCCCGCCACGCAAACCGCTGCCACCGCCTCGCTCCACCAAGATCGATCCCGAAACCATCCTCAAGCGCCGCAAGCCGCCTATCACAGCGGCAGAACGTAAGGCGCTGCGCAAACTCGCGGAGGCTTTATGAGCAAGCGCAAGGCGCACAACCTCAAAGCGCGCATTGACAGGTCCTGCCGGTCGCTGCTGGCTGCCAACCACGTCGCGGTGGTGAACATCGACCCCAGCGGCCGGCAAGGCATGATCAACTACAAGTCGCTCAAGAACATCGCTCCGGGGAAAATAGGCCAGGCCGTATGCGGCATTCCCCACCGGTGGGCGATCTACCTCAGCGCGCTGTGCATCGACGCCCGCGGCGACCGCTACAGCAAGTCAGTGGAGGTGGCTCCCGATGGCGTTTACCTCTCCGACCATCTGGAAGACGTGATTGAGCATTGCTACAAGAAGCTGCGCGACGAGGCCAATCAAAGCCAGATGGTGGCATCGGGCTGGATCGCCATTCCCGACACCCTATCACTGGATGACGCACACGCCGCGCGCATCTTCGAAGACGTCGGCGCTTGGCACCAGGTGAAGGTCGATTCATGCGCCGCATAACCCGCCCCCAGCAACGCAAACGTCAAACCTGGCTCGCAATGCCGGCCAGCGGAATAGAAGAGGTAGGCCATGGCCAAGACTGTGCAGGAGCGCTCGGCGAAAACCGCCAGGAAGCGTGTGGCACTTGCCGAAGAGGAGTTGAGGCTCAGAGTTCGCCCTGGCACGCGTCAGGCGCTGGCCGACCTGATGGAGTGGTCAGGCATTACTGAGCAGGGCGAGGCGATGACGCTGATGATTCATCACCTGCACGCTATGGGCGCTTCGAAGTGCCAGCCTCTACTGAATCCGCCGCGCCACGAAATAGAGATATCGCAAAACGTGGCGCGGGAATTCCGCAATAAAAGTCTGCTCGCCATCCAGAAAGACCCGGGCGACGAGATCATCGAACCCGCTTAACCCACTCCACTCGCTGCATCCTGTAACAGAGGGCGACATTTAATCTGAACCCTGGAGAAGTCCAATGCCCTTATTAGCAAGCTATCGCCGCTGTTGACCTCCCTGCGCGCGGACAGCCACTCTCCGCTGCACCTTCATCAACCGCAAATGGCTGAAGGATTCAGCGAGTTTTCACCACGTAACACCATCACGACTCCGCTTCATTCTAGATTTTATTTCACGGATAAAACTGACGCCCTCATCGGTCAATTCGTCATCCTGATAAAAGCCTAGTTTTTCCATATCAGCTAAAAAGAGATCCGGGTAAGTATCAGCGAGCGCGCTGAATTTAGACCTTACCCCCTCCACGCTTAACAGCCGCGAGGTTTTATAAAACTCAGGGACGATTACAGATTCTACAAAGTCCTCAACGCGAGACAACTCACTTTTTCGCTCTGAAGAACGCATCATCCTGTCAAGAGTGACCTTTTTCGATAGTTTTGAAACTTCATTGTTGAGCTTTTTTAGCGCCTCATCTTTTTCAGATAAAACCTCACGAAACTTTTCGCGCTCTTCATCCTGAATATTCGCTTTTTCCAATAGTTCCTTAATCAGATCCTCGCGCTCTTTCAAAACCTTCTCGAACTCTTGCTTTTCCTGCTGAAGATCGGCCTTTAGACCGTTGGAGGCAGCCGTCGTACCGCTCTCGAAATAACCACGCATACGACCGTAATTTTCATCAATGCTTTTCAGCTTTTCGCCGAAACCACTTTCAATTCTCACCAATAAACCAGCGATATCCTGAGTGAACTTATAGGTATTATCGTAGAACGCATTGCTAGTATCTGTAGCTTTAAAATAAAAAGCCACTGACAATCCAACTGAAAAAAATGCCAATAGCACGGACAAAAGGGTAGCAAAGTCAACGCTAACAAAATTTGCTGAAACCACTAACTTCCAAGATACCAACGCCACAACAAAAATAATAATTATTGCTTTAACTAGCTTCCAGATATCACTTCGCAGGTAATCCCACATCACAACGAACCCCTTGAGTCTTAATCGAGGCAAGGTACAACAAACAATATTCTTTTGCCACCATTCCAGATCCGGCCACGGAGGGTGGTGCCAGCACTGGAGAACACCATGAGCAAGAAGCCAAAAGTCGATCCAGCATCACACAAGGTGCTGGCCTACTCCGTAGAGACCAACGACCCCGAAGAGTCCAACATCCAGTTCGCTACCTCAAACGCAGCAGCTCGACGCCAGGGGGCGGACGAGATTGGCACAGACTTCGGAGCAGTGTCCTGCCGGCGCGCTCATTGGGCCGACCATTATGCCGGCCAGCGCTTTATCCCGGCGAAAGCCTACATCGACGCAGGCTGGTGGTTCGGCTGCAACCATTGCGGCGCCAGGTGCGACAGTGATGCCAGCTATTGGGATGAAGAGACTGAAACCGATATTGCATTGGACCTGGTGTTCGATGGTCGCGTGGTCTACTGCTCTGCGGACTGTAAGACCGGGCACGAAGCCGAGGTCACGGCTCGCAATGCCAGATTTGAAGAATTCAAGGTTCGGGTAGCAGCAGAACGCCCCGGCGTTACCTTCACCGAGCTCACCGGTGGTTATCCATGGTGCGGCAACAGAGCGCTTTTCACTTTTCCCGGCGCCCAATACGGCGGATCAGTGACCGACTTGGAAGAAAGCATTGAGCTGAAATGGTATGTGGCCCAAGGCGATAAAGCAGCTTGGGACCGCTTCATTGCTGAGCATGAAGCAGTCTGATCCAGCTTCATAAATTGCAGTGGCCCAGAAAGCCTAAGCTAACGATCTTCCGTCCAGACAGACTCAAAAGGAGAAAATGTCTCCTGGGTTCTGCGCCATTGGCAGGAACATGTCTCGCAGGTGTAGAAAGAAATATCCTTGCCGATCATGCTTCGCTCTCCCGTCTTATAAAAGCCATTGGCATTGGACCCGTCGTCAATCTTGTGCATTACCTCTTCACAGCACTCTTTGATAAACATCGCGTTCCTCCTTGACCCGGCGCCATGCCGGTCCCCCGTAATACCCCAACCCAAACCAAATTGCCACCACCGACTCATCGGAGGGCGGCGCCTACCTGAGGTACTCGCAATGCCTATACGCCTTAGCGTCATCCACAAGATCGACAAGAAGCCTGACGGCAGTCCGGCGGCTCTGTACCTGGCTTCCGCTGAGCAGGCTGAAAGCGGTGCCCGCGACGACCTGATGAGCCAGTTCAACGAAAACTACAACGCCGCCGCCGGCAAGGCCTGGGGGTTCTTTCATGCCGAGTCGGGCGCCCATCCGCTGAGCGGCTGGCTCTGCGAATACCTGGCCGGCGGCTCCACCTTCTTGGAGTTCAGCACCACCGCGGTGGAACACCTGACCAAGCTGATGGAAGAATCGAACCTTTCCACCGGTGGGCACGCGCTCTTCTGCCATTACCAGCAAGGTATGACCGATTACCTGGTCATCGCCCTGGTGCAGGAAACAGAAGCGGTGACCATGACCGAAGAACTCCACCTGATGACAGTAAAGCGCCTGGACCTGGACCACATCCGCCTGGCCGCGCGGATCAATATCAGCGAATGGCAGAACAACCGGCAGTCGAAGCAGTACATCTCGTACGTCAAGGGCAAGCAGGGCCGCAGGATCAACGAGTACTTCCGCGACTTCATCGGGTGCCAGGAAGGGATCGACGGCCCAAGCGAAACCCGAACCTTGCTCAAGGCGTTCAGCGATTTTGTTGAAAGCAAGGATCTGCCAGATGAGTCGGCCCGCGAGAAGACACACACCCTGGTCAGCTACTCCATGGCCCAGGCCAAGCTTGGCGAACTAATCACCCTCGACGAACTGTCGGGACTGATCGACGAAGACCAGCCGCGCAGCTTCTACGATTTCATCAAGGCTAAGGACTACGGGCTTTCCGAGACCCTGCCGCCTGACACGAAGACCCTCAACAAATTTCGGCGCTTCACCGGCCGGGCTGAAGGCATGTCGATCAGTTTCGAAGCGCATCTGCTGGGCGACAAGATTGAGTTCGACGAAGCCGGCGGCACGCTGATAATGCGCAATTTGCCAACCCAGCTCACAGATCAACTAAAACGTGCAGTTGCCTGATTAGAGTTGTCCGCGCCACGAAATCGTGATTAACGAAAACGTGGCGCGGCTTTTTAAGCAGGATTCGGGAAATTGCGCGAGATTCAGGTGATGAAGTTATCCGATCCACCCTGCTTAGATATTAGAACCTAATGCATGATCGATTCTATCCTTCGCCACTTCTCTACCCCTATCAATAGCGGCCTCATAGGAACTGTATTGCGCTTTCTCCACGATCGCTAGGCCTTTGTAATTCGCATGATCTATATGGATGGCGACTCCAACCGGAATGGTATTCACGCTATCCCCCCACTGAGGCGCGATCTTGGCTGCTACTCCTCGGTGTACAAAATCAACTGGATAAGGTCGATCTACCGCCAAGCTCATACTTTCTCCTTGATCCGGCTCCATGCCGGTCACCCGTAATACCCCATATCAACGAAATCTGCCACCTCAGTTGCTCGGAAGCAGGATCGTGCCAGCCCCTACCGGTACTAATGCTTCGATTCAACGAGAGCCTTACAGGACTCCACTAGGGCTGGCGCAAGCTTACGCAATTTAACAATTTCGGAAATACGCTCGAAGGGATCTATATGACGACCATTTTCTAAAATAAATATTATTGATGTAAGGGATGCTCTCAATATGTGAATTTGAACATTGCGCGCCGGGTTTAGGTCGTCATCAAAATTAGCATTTAGTCGATTGATAATTCGGCTGAATGCAACAGACACGATTTGGTCGGCCAATCCTGAATTATCTTCTTGTGCAGGTTCAACGACATTTAAAAGCGTATCGCAATATTCCTTCGCGATCAGGTACAGCCTTCCTGCTTGTGCCAACGAAGTCTGGGCAGCGTCTTTCTTTTCCCTTTTGACTTGGTTTCTGGCCTGGCGGCTGGCGATCCACATCGCCGCGATGATCGCTGCAATAGATCCAAATGCCTGCACCCACGACGCCAAGCCTGGATGACTTTCGATCCAGCAAAATACGACTTCCCAACTCATAACCCACTCCCCTGTAGATCCCGGAACTATACCGGTGAGGATCCCCTATGTCCGCACAACAGAAATTGCCTCAGTTCATCCATGGCCAGCCGAGCATGGGCCTGCCGTTCGAAAAGGAACTGGTGGTAGACCTGTTCGCCGGCGGTGGCGGCGCCAGCACCGGCATCGCCAGGGCATACCGGGAGCCGGACGTAGCGGTGAACCACAATCCAATCGCCCTGGCCGTGCACCGCGCCAACCACCCCAAGACAGCGCACTATGTTGCAGACGTGTTCGAAGTTGATCCGCGTGAAGCCACTGGCGGGCATCCAGTCGCGATCATCTGGGCATCGCCTGATTGTCGGCATCACAGCAAGGCCAAAGGTGGAGCGCCACGTGATCGCGGGGTGCGTGGACTAGCATGGGTGGTGATTCGCTGGTTGTTCGTCACGAAATCCCGCCTTCTCTTCCTCGAAAACGTTGAAGAGTTCTGCGACTGGGGCCCGATCGACGATGACGGCCAGCCGATCAAGTCTGAGCGCGGCCGCACTTTCAAAGCGTTCATCGCCGCAATCAGTACCGGGCTACCAGCTGATCACCCTGACATGCCGGAAATTATCGAGGCGATCGGTGAATTCGTGCCAATGGAAGCTCTGGTGCGCGGGCTTGGCTACAACGCCGATTGGCGGGAGCGGATCGCCGCGAACGCAGGCACCCCGACCATTCGAAAACGTCTTTACCTGGTGGCCCGCAGCGACGGCAAGCCAATCGTTTGGCCGGAGCCAAAACGCCACAAGCGGCCCGCCGCGAAGCAATTGCCGTGGCGCTCTGCGGCCGAGTGCATCGACTGGAGCAACCTCGGCCGCACGATCTTTCGTGAAAAGCCGATGGCCGAGAACACCATGCGGCGCGTGGCCAAGGGCTGCTGGCGGCATGTGCTGACCAGTGCGAAGCCTTTCATCGTCCCCTTGCGCGGAACGTCGTCGGCGCACACCAGCACGCACGGAACTGATGAAGCGCTTTCCACCATCAGCGCCGGCGGCACGCATCACGCATTGGTGCAGCCGGTGACTGCTCCATTCCTCACTGAGTGCGCCAATGGCTCATCCCAACGTAACTTCGACGCCCAAGAGCCACTGCGCACGCAGGTCGCTCAAGTCAAGGGCGGCCACTTCGCGATGGTTGCTGCACACATGACTGCATTCGGGCAAAACGCCGCGGGTAGCTCGCCTGACGACCCGGCGCAGACAGTTCTGGCCGGAGCTGCGCGCCACGGCATCGTCACGGCGTTCTTCGAACAGGCGAATGGCGGTTTCTACAAAGGCGACGGCCGATCGGCCCACGACCCGATATCGACAATCTGTCAGTCCGGCGCCAACCAGCGCTTGGTGAGCGCTTATCTGGTGAAGTACTACGGCAGCGAGAAGGACGGAATATCGCTCAATGAGCCGATGCACACGCTGCCGACAAAAGATCGCGTTGCGGTCGTCGAGACTGTAGAGGTGCCCGATGCGCTTACTCCTGAGCAGATGGAAGGCGCCCGCCGCTGCGCCGCGTTCATGCACAAGTATTTGCCGGAGCACTTCAAAGACCCAGCGGAAATGGTGATGGTCGGCGGCTACGTGCTGATAGACATCACCCTGCGCATGTTGCAACCGCCCGAGCTGAAGGCCGCACAGGGCTTCGACAAGGACTACATCATTGACCGCGGGCTGTTTGTCGACCCGGTTACCGGTGCCGAGGAATGGCGCGACGTCAAGAAGGCCGACCAGGTGCGCCTGATCGGCAACAGCGTCTGCCCAGATGAGGCCGAAGCCCTGGTCAGGGCGAACGCCGCCGACATCATCGAGCTTTACCAACGCCTCGCCGCGTAACTCCCCCACTCCACCGCCCGGGCATGGCCCGGCAAGGACTCCCCGTGAAACGAATTTACCTCAGCGGGCCCATGAGCGGCTTGCCCGGGCTGAACTTCCCCACCTTCCACAGCATGACCGCCAGCCTCCGCGCCAGCGGCCACACAGTCACCAACCCCGCCGAGATCAATCCTGAAGGTGGCACTTGGACCGACTGTATGCGCCGCGACATTGCCGCCCTGATGGACTGCGACACCGTGGCCACCCTGCCCGGCTGGGAGAATTCAAAGGGCGCAAAGCTGGAAGTACTGATCGCCGAGAAGCTCGGCATGACCGTTGTGGATGCCCATGACCTGGTAACGAGGGAGGCTGTATGAGCAGTGAGTTCAAGCGCGAAGAGCGCTACGTCGTAATCAAGATCAAGGACCTGGAGTTCAACAGCCCTTCTGGAGACAAAAACAAACGCAGCAAGGAATTGGGCGAGTGGATTTCACGCAACAGCCTACGGACCCGCGAATGCGTTGTCGTCGAATCTGACTGGCCGGAGTACCACCTTGTCTGGGCCATGATTGAACACCGCATGGCCGGAAAGCCTGTTCCGAACTTCAACGACTGGCGGCGCGCTGATGAACTGCAACAGCGCCTGACCGCTGCCGATCAGGAGGTAGATAATCTGCGGGCTGAACTCAAGGCTGTACGCCTGGGCCCCTGCAAGATGATCGTCGGGGACGAACTGCCATGACCCACAAAAGCTACAGGCTCGACCCGAACGTGAGAGCAATCACCGACCTGGTGACCGATGAGCAGGTGCAGAGCTCGTTCCAGGGCACCAACTTCGGACACGATGACTTTCGCGGGCTATTGGCCCAGGGCTGCATCAAGGCGCTGGCCGGCTGGCACCAGGGCCACACGCTGACGAGCATCCTCGAAGAGCTGCGGCTGATCACCTGGAACCGGCAGGTTGGCAAGATCAAAGTCACAGCCAAAGGCCGCCACTATATTTGGCTCGCTTTCAAGGGCAGCCCGGGCGTCTGATCCCAGAAGGAGTACATCCGTACTCCACCCGCAAAACCTGTAACACCTCCCCCTTCAAAGTCAGCCGCTATAGCGGCAAGGACCCCTCATCACGGGTACGGGCAAAAGTCTCCAAGGCTATCCCTGGCAATTTTTACTGCGTACTCAAGTAGTTCTAGGGGAACACTTTGCTCAAAGAGGCTTACTTCAAAGCGCAGCGTTTCGTCATTCCGAAAGATCTCGAACATCTGCGTTCTATCACCTTCCCAGCACTCTAAAGCCAAGCCATCGTGACCTTCGACGATGCTTGAGGCACGGCAAAAACGGTATTCAATTCCGTGTACGACCACATCTCACCTCCATTTCTAAGGAGGCAACGATACCTCTCCCCTCTATGAATTTGATAGCCGCTATGGCGGCAAGGACGAAGTCATGCCTGAAGAAACTCAAAAAGCCTGGCCGGATCACTACCGCTACATCGATACCATTGGCCCGGAAGGTTTGGAGGTGCACTGCATAACCTATCAGGTGATCGGCGAAACCGCGCTGTGCTTCTACATCGGCGATACCCATACATGCGACCTGGTCAAAGGCCCGCAATACCACTGGACCGCTGAGGCGGTTAAGAAGCGCAGAAAGCGCGTGCTGAAAGACGGTGGCAACTGGGGCCGTCGATTCGCCTACACCGACAAGGCGTTGGCACTGCGCTCTTACAAGGCACGCAAGGCCTGGCAGCTGCGACACGCTCGTTTGTCAATGGAGCGGGCCCAGGCGGCTATCGGGCACTTCGGCGATGGCCAGACAGAAAGCGTCTTACCGGAAGCGGCAGTGACAATCCCGAACGAATACATCCAGGGCTTAAATTGGGAGGACTACTGATGATCGCCACCCTCTGCTTCGCCTACGTCTTCATCTACGAGGTGGGCAGGTCATGAAGGCGCGCATCGAAAAGAAGCTGAGCAAGCACCTTTTGCGGACCCATCCCTCGCTGTACCGACGCGCATGGATCGACAAGGACGAACCGTCCGAGCTGGCTTATGACCAAAATACGCGCGTGAGCAACGTGCCTTCAGTTGGCGGTGGCACGGACTACTGGGGCGACGGCCAGGATGCCTACACGGTCTGGGCTGACTGGAAATCGAACTGGCCGTGGCATGGCCCCTTTGATGAATACCCGCATGGTCACCAGCTTGCGCGATACCCCAACACCGAAGGCTTTAAGCCGACTACCCGCAACCTGCTGAAGCTGGCCGCCGACTGCGAGCTGGCATCTAAAGTAAAGCCCTAACCCCAATCCCCCTACATGCCTGCCGGTGAGCGGAGTCAGGGCAACTGGCTGTCGATCCATCGTTCAGCTGCCGCCATCGCGTCATCAAGCGCTGCCGGATAGTCAGGCCAAGGGCCTTCCAACTTTGCTGCAACCTCACCCAAGCCATTGATGGGTGCTGGCTCAATGATCTTTGCGGCAACAGGGCTCTGGTCGTTCGGGCGACGCCAGTCGAACTTGAGAAACATAACGTGGCCCCGGTAAGCGTGCGCTATCGGAGCATCGAAGTTGTGTGACACGTCCATGCCTCATCACGAACTAAGTTGAACCCTTTTGTACACCGCTTCGGTCCTGTTTGAAAGATAGGCAGAAAGCTATCACTCCAATCCCCTATGCGCCGCCCCAGCGCGGCTAGGACACCCCCCATGTTCGCTATGAAACTCACCCTGACTGTACTGGGCGCCCTGTTGTACCTGGTAGGAACCCTCGGCTGGTTCTTCTGGGCTGGGCCTGACCTTGTTGGCACAGGCACCAACGAGGCACTGCTCTACGCCTTCACCGGCACATGCGCCTGGCTGCTGACCTCCTTCGGCCTGGCAATCCAAATCATCAAGACAGCGCGGCCTGCGGGCTCACTCGACAAACCAGAGGCATAGAGGTGCACACCATGGAAATGCAAAGCGAAACCCTTGCCGAAGAAGAAATCGCCGCCATCACTGGCTATATGATCCCGTCGCGCCAGATCGCGTGGCTCAACCTGAATGGATGGAAGTACGTGCTGACCCGGGCGCGCAGGCCAGTTGTGGGCCGGGTATACGCCCGGATGAAGCTGGCAGGCGTAAAACCTTCAGCAGAAAACGTTGCGGCCGAAGCCTGGTCGCTGGACTTGTCACGGGTAGGATAAAACGATGCGAGCGAAAAAGGCGGCAAACAGGGACCTGCCGCCGCGAATGATTCGGCGTGTGCGCACGCTGAAAGGTGGAAAAGAGTGGATTGGGTACTACTACGACGGGAGGAATGAAGACGGGAAGCGGGTGGAAATCCCGCTCGGGGGTGACTTGGACATCGCCAAGGCTGAATGGGCAAAGCTTGATTGCAAGCCGGTACCGAAGAAGAACGCCTTGCTGTTGCAGGTGTTTGATCGGTATGAGCGCGAGATCATCCCAGGCAAGAAGCCCAAGACACAAAGCGACAATTTGCTGAGCCTCAAACAGCTGCGCAAGGCTTTCAATGACGCCCCCATTGATGCAGTTTCGCCGCAGATCATCGCGCAGTACCGGGACAGCCGGACCGCCAAGGTTCGGGCCAATAGGGAGATATCTCTACTGTCCCACATCTACAACATTGCGCGGGAGTGGGGGCTGACCGAAAACAACCCCGCTGCCGGCGTGCGCAAGAACAAAGAGGTGCCGCGTGACTTCTATGCCACCGAGGAAATTTGGGGCGCAGTGTATGCGGTAGCAGCCTCGGAACTGCGTGACGCGATGGACCTGGCCTACCTGACTGCCCAGCGCCCGGCGGATACGCTGTCCATGCGTGAGGCGGACGCCGTAAACGAATTTCTGCAGGTATCCCAGGGCAAGACATCGAAGAAGCTACGCATTCGCCTGACCGCTGCCGGCGCACTCAATGACCTAGGCGCCTTGGTTGCAAGGCTGATAGAGCAAAGACGCTTACGGGGAGTGCGAAACCCTTACCTGATAATCACCGAAGACGGCAGGCAGGTGACTAAGCACATGCTCCGGCTACGCTTTGACGATGCTCGCGACAAAGCAATCTCCATCGCCAGAGAGGTAGGCGACGGTGTTCTTGCATCCAGTATTCGACAGTTTCAGTTCCGCGACATCCGCCCGAAAGCTGCCAGTGAGATTCTGGACCTGGGCGATGCCAGTCGCCTGTTGGGGCATACGGACAAGCGGATAACCGAGACGGTTTACCGTCGTGTTGGGGAGATTGTGAAGCCGACGCGCTGA